ATCTGCTTCTTTGTCGGAAGTACCTGCCTTGTCACCAAGTGCTTTTGCCCAGATTCGCCATAACTGTTTCAACCTTTAGTATCCTCCACATGGTATTCTATCTCAATGATCCTACTCTGTCTACCTGTGCTGTTACACTTTGTCTTTTGACACATAGTACCACCAAGTGACTTGGCGATATAGTCTAGTTCTTCTAGACACTTGCGTTCGAGATCCTCATAGGGATCATAGTACCTGTCAACTCTCACGGTTCGTCTACGATCTTAACTTTGTATACAATCTTTGATTGCTTCTTTGCAAACTTAAGATCAATCCATTTCTTAGTCCAGTACAACGCAAAAAGAACGATGCAAAATGGAACTGCATCTGCCCATGAAATATTGTTCCATGCGTCTACTGGGTTAATTGCAAATAGCATCATTTTTTAAACTCCTTTTTTTCATAGTCATAGTTGGGGTGAGGTTCGGAAGGTACCCAAGGATTCTTAGATACGTTCTTGATAACAATAAATCTATCAGCAGCAAAAGTACCTGCGATTTGAATTTCATAGTCATCAGTAGGCAACCAGTTGAAGGAACCATCCTTCTTTGTGTGTGCCATCTTCTCATTAATCTGATTAATTAGATCAGGAGTAAGTTGCATAGGTTCTGTATCAGACAGAACCCTTTCATCTGGGTCTAGTTTACCAATCATACGTCACCTTGTTTACGGTTTTCAGAGAAGTGAACATCAAACTCGCCACCTGGGTAACGTGCTTTTAGTTTGTCCACATTCATTTCGATGACCTCCTCAGGAGATACATCTAGTGCCATACATGCTTGCATAAAATACCACATGATGTCACCGAGTTCACGCTTCATATGGAACAGGTTATCTTCATTGACAGGTTTGCCTTGGAAGATAATCTTCTTTACTACTTCAGTAAACTCACCTGCCTCAGCAGATAGTCCCAGTGCAGCAGTCAACATCCTTTCTGTAGGAAAGTCTTGATAGTGCAAGTCTGCAATTCGTTCTGTAAATGCGTCTCCACACTTACTTTCTTTTGAAGTCACAGCATTAACGAACTGTGCATATTTTAAAAAGTCAATCATAGGAGAGGGCATCGAAAGGTTTGGATGAAGTGAAACGTTTGACTAGATTCTTTTCTAGATCTTCTTGACCAGAGTCAACGATATCAGTCTGAGCAGAATCTTCAACATCATAGAGTCGCATCTTCGCTCTGTCAATACCGACACAGAACCTTTTGTTCATAGTCGGATCATTGTATCTATTCTTTAACTGCTTGACCATGATCTGATTCATTCCCTCAAGTTCCTCAGTCGAGATAAGAGCGAACATAAGATCAGCAGTGGCAGGAAGACCAAAGGACTCACTCGTATCAGTGAGATCAACATCAGTACTCCCAAAACCAGAGCGAGTCGTTTGTGTCGCAGAGACAATGGGGACATTAGTTTCAACAGCAAGTCCCCTGAGTTCTTCAGCAATCGCTTTAACATAGGTATAAGAGTTAACAATAGATCCTTTGTACCTTTGAGAGGCACAAATGTTGAGGTAGTCTACAAATATAATATCAGGTTTAATACTTCTTTTTAGAGCAAGGTCAGCAATCAAAGATTTAAAGTGACCAACATGTGCCGAAGCAGTTGGATATTCTTTAATGATTAACTTGCCTTGAGTCTTCTTTCCTAACTGCTGAATCTTCTTTTCAAACATCATACGAGGTAACTCAGAGAGTTTCTGGATGTTGACGTTCATAAGATTAGCATCAATCCTTTCTGCAATCTTTTCTTCTGCCATCTCACAAGTGATGTATAAAACATTCTTACCTTGCAGTAGCATACTTGCTGCGACATGACACATAAACAAAGACTTACCGACACCTGTGCCTGCAAGTGCAACATTCAAAGATTTGTTTACCAATCCACCTTTAGTGATCTTATTAAAGAACTCTAAGTCAAAAGGAATCTTATCTTCCTTCCGATGGTAGTAATCAAAACGATCGAATGCATTGTCCATGTAATCATGTCCAACGCTTTGATTAAAGGAAACTCCTAATGCTTCTGAGAGAATTTGGGGAATGGCACCCTTATCTTTCTTGGGATCTTGACCGTCAGCAATCTTGACACTCTCCATAAGAGATAGGTAGATCGCACGCTCTTGACACCACTTTTCCGTAGTATCAACGATCCAATCGTAGTCTGTGGGATCATCGGAAAGGACATTTAAAGTCTCCAGAACAGTTTTATATTGCTCGTCACTAAGGTCATTCCTTTCTTGACACTCAATACTAATGGCATTGAGAGATGGTAAACCATCATACTGACTGATGTACTCATGGATCTCCAGAAAGATAACCTTGAGAGTCTTCTCAGTGAAGTAGTCTACCTTCAGGAATGGAAGGACCTTGCGAGCATACTTCTCATTATAGACGAGATTACTAAGAATCGTGAGTTCGAGGGACATTAGAGATAGTGCAAATAGGTGCCAACGATGTACTTGTTGTTGGACTCAGGGGGTAGACCCGCATGTCTGTACTGCCAAGTAGATGGGAACAATAGTATCCTACCACACTTTGGTTCGATTGTACAGTCCAACTTTGGAAAATGTGTTTGACCTCCCATCCCGACACTGTTTAGATACAAGAAACAAACAAGGAAACGACGTGCGCTGTTGTAGTCTTGTACATCGACATGGTTCTTGAACTGGTCATGTCCATTGTTTTGATAATATTTTAATCGTAATTCTTCAAAGCAATACTTTGATGGAAAGTCTGGACCTAAATCCAGTTCTTCCATATAAATTTGTGTAGCATCAACGAAAGCATCCTCTAGTTTGACATGAATATCAGACCATAAAGGATCTTTTGCTCTGAGTCTATTTGTTAGATTCAGTTCCGTGAAGGAAGGTCGCTGCTCTCGATCAATATACTCACCGTTGGATTTTCCAAACGCTTCAAGTATCCTCTGACAAAGATCAGCGTCAACCAATTGATCATACGTTCTAACATAGTCTTTTAAATTAGTTGCCATACCTAAACTCTTTTGCTGCTGCTTCATCTAGTTTACTCATTATTTCTTCGGTGAAATATTTCTCAGGATTGGCAAGAATAGCAGAAGGATAAACGGAAGATTCCCCAACAACAACGCGATTCCCCTTCCGTTGGAAGACTCCATACTTCTCACCCAACTCCAGTAGTCCGTAATACCTGTCCAGTCCACGGTCGTAATAAAGACGTGTTTCAACTTGCGAGTTCTCCTTAGTTAAACGTGATTTAGCATTCTTACATTTGATAATATTACCAACTACTTCTTTACCATCCTTTTCTTTTTTCTTAGAGAGAAAGATGATACTTGAAGATGCGTACTTAAGTCCACTTCCACCACCCATTTCTTTAGTAGGAATGTAAGCACCTACAACATCATAGGTATGGTTAGTAACTAACATAGGAACATTTGCTTTACCCAACTTAAGAGTCAAAACTCGGAAGATAGACTTAACAACTTGTGCTCTTGTCATGTCACGAGTTTCTTTACCTTCCTCACTGTCAGTTACTTCTTTAGAAGTAGATAACATACCAAGAGAATCAAGAACAAACATCATAGGTTTCTTATCATCAAGTCCCATATACTTGTCAATGATCTTGATTGATTGATGTCGAAACTCTTGTACTGTAGTTACAGGTACAATCATCATACGAGTAGAATCAATACCCCTGTCTTCAATCATCTGCTTAGAAATAGCAGACTCAGACTCAAAGTAGATCACTCCTGCATCTGGGTTAGACTCAAGAAAATGTTGAACAATGCCAAGGCAAAAGAAAGTTTTGCCAGTGGAAGACTCACCCGCAATAGCAGTGATCTTATTCCCTGGTACACCCCCATAGATGCTTCCGCTAACGAGAGCATTAAAGATATAACTACCAGTGTCAATGAAATTACTAGTATCTCCTGCTGAAACTCCATCGGAGACAAGACTGGCATAATCATTATCAATTTCACTTGATACATCCTTTAGAAATGAGTTCACTCTTTGACCTCCGTCATAGTTGTAATAAAATTAGAACGTTTCATGGCACGCTCAAACCATTTTGCTTCTGATTCTTCCTTGAAAGATTGCTCTCTCTTATCTGGGATACCAAATGCTTTTTGATATGATACCACATATTTAGTTGTCATGCAAATAAAAACTCCAATGATGCTACTTTTTCATGTTTCCACCCGATAGTGTCCAAGATAACCTTTACAGGTTCGAGGAAAGACTTAGAGAACTGCAGATCATAGTCCACATGATTGTTAAGACCAAACTCTTTGGGGAAAGTGTTTAGGTAACTGATCACGTTTTCATTGATCTTGTTTGGAGTCTTCATGTACACAAACTTGACCTTTTCACCATCTTGTATCAGAGGATACTTGTGAGTCAATTTGTTTTTCTTGTTGTAAAAGTTGTACAACAAAGCACCACGAACATGAATAGGTGTGCCTTTGCTGTAGATAGTGGTAGGGTTCGCCCACTTATTTATTCCGTTGCATCCCCTTGGGAATGAGATGTCTTCAACTGGCAATGAACAGAACTCAGTCTTGAAGTCTTTGATAAACTTCTGTGCTTCTGCTTCACCTTCATTCATGATAATGGTAAAGCATTTACGAATCGCCTCACGACATGCCATAGGAGTAGAAGACTTAACTGCCTCTAGACCCATGATCTTAAGTTTGGGTGCTTCATAACGAACACCCTCACTGTCCCATACGTTGAGAATGTATCGCTTCTTAGCAGTACATAGACCCTTTTCAGCAATGTTCTCACGCTTCATAATCATTTTCTGCTCGTAAGCGTTGACATATGTGGCGAGCGTTTGGTAAGAATCCGAAATATATTTTTCAAATTCCACCTCACACACCTTGTTAAGGAAAGTAACGACCCTCTTAACATCCGTTTCTCCGCCCTTGAATACACCTTGGACCAGAGGACCAAGATTAAGGTAGATAGAATCAGTATCAGAAGCAATAACATAATCATCTCCATCAGTTTTAAGTACCTTGTTGAGGTACTCGTTCATTTTGTTTTCAATCCATCGAATACTTACTTGCCCAGAGAGAGTAATCGCCTCAGCATTTGCCAGATTGTAGTATCTGAAGTATTGGTTTCCAATGGCACCATAGGCAGAGTTGAGTTGGATCTTTCTTGCCATTTGGATGTTGTTGAACTTTGATATATCTTTTTGTAGTGCCAAGGTCTCTGCAGGTGTCTTGGCATGTTCAAGATGCTGCTTTGCTTGTAGCATCCTTTTCTTGTAAATGGTACGTTCATCATAGATCTTCTGCATGATTTCGGGTAAGAACCCATGGATGTCTTTACGGTATTGAGCACCGTTGGCACAGACACAATAGTCTTTCTCAAAAGTTAGTTCCTCCTTAAGGATTCGATCAACTGTAACTTTTGGATGACGTTGTTCGACGAGGGTCTCTGGGGAAATATTATACTGCATAATAAGGTGAGGATACAGACTGTTGAGGTCAAAACTGACCACCCAATCATAGCATCCTGCAATCGGTTCCTTAACATAAGCACCTGCATACTTTTCGTTTTTCTTTGCTGCACCTTTTCGAGGTGGTACCACAACCTTTCGATCTGTAAGATAGTTATAGATGATAGTATCCCACATGCGAACCTGAGAATATACATCCTCAAAGTTTGCCTTGGCATCATATGACATAGTGATTGCTAGTTCAAGCAACTTCATCTTATCTTCCAGTCTGTCGATCAACTCAACGTCTTGGATGTTGTACTCCATAAACTTCTGCCAATCTTTTGTGTAGAAGTCTTTGAAGTTTTCATACTCACTATGATCGACCTTACGTTGTCCTAACTCAACGAAAGCGATATGGTCGAGTCGATATGACTCCTGGTTACTATAAGTAAACTTACGATAAAGATCAAGATAGTCAAGAATGTTGATCCCACTAAGGTCATAAGCATAGTTCTTCCGTCCTTGGACATAAACTTCCCTTTCGTTTGCACGATTCCAAGGTGACAATGATTTTGTCCACTTTGAACCTAATACTCTATTTACACGACGAGCAATGTATGGGACGTCATAAAGATTGACGTTCCATCCTGTCAAGATGTCAGGAGTGTTCTGTGCCCACCAAGTAATAAAGTCAGTAAGCATTTCATTTTCTGTCCAGAAAAACTTTGCCTTGACTCCTTCAGGGGGATCAAACTCACGCATCGCCCAAGTGTAATACTGTTTTGTCACCATGTCTTTGATGGTGATTGATAGCATTTCTTCTGCTGCTTCCTCTACTGAGGGGAAACCATTGTCACATTGAACCTCAATGTCCAATGCAAACATTTTGATTTTTTTGATATCATAGTCTACACCGTCAGGAAACTCACGACGGATATACTGATATACGAATCTTTCATAACCATGCACCTCAAAACTTTCGACCCCATCATAGGTCTTGATAAATTCCCTTGCTTCCCTTGCAGTCTGAAACTGCATAGGTGCTACAGGGCGACCATCAAGGGTCTTGTATTCTTCGGTTGCATTCTTAGATAGAACATACAATGTAGGAGAAAACTGTGTACGAAATTGAACGGGTTCACCGTTCTCATATCCCCGATAAAGGATCGTGTCTCCTGCAAGTTGAATGTTTGTATAGAATGAACTCATGTATTGTTGTAGATCTCTACAAGTTTGGAACTCGGTTCCAGTATAGTAAAGATTTGATCAGATGTCAAGAACAAATCTCGTTGATCTGTGTACTTGGGGAAGGGTGTGATTTCCTCATCACCAACGACCTCAAAGCATTTTTCAATTAAGATGCTAGGTTCTTCATCTAGTTCAGTTATTTTGCCCAAGAGATACTGGGGACGATCCTTCAGGAGGATCAAACGTAACTCCTGTTGCAGCATTTCCTCTTCCACTTTCTGCCTCCACGATTTTGTTGTATTTTTCCTCTACCTCAGGATAGGTTTCGTATGCGCTGACAACTTCATCAAGTTTCAACATAATACTTCTATCCTTTGATAGGGGTGCCCAAGGTTCAAAACGAATATTGGGATTTGAGTTTTTGTTGAGACGTTCTTCACCCTCAACTTCCGTAAGCAACTCAGGTTCCTCACGATTCTCCAACCAAACATTATAAGGATAACGTAGTTGAAATGCTACTGCTTTCTCAGGGTCCTCTTTAGTAGTTACCTCGAACAGGTCAGAGATGACATCTTCACCGCCTTTTGTTCTTACGATTCTTACGCTCATAGTTCCTTTGTGAAATAGTTAACATACACTCTTTGATCAGATCCTTTAGGACCTGGTGATCTGCTTGCTTAGTGTTATCAGCAATGGGTCTCACATAACGCATTATATCATCTAAATGATCCTTTGGCAAGTCTAATGTTAGGAGATCCGATTCTCCATCGTAATTATTTGGTTTTAAATTCAAATAGATATTCATTAAAAAAAGAGACCTGCGAAGGGTCTCTGTTTAGTTCCATAGTATATAGTGTATCTTTAAAGATCTCCTGATGAAGTTTCTTTTTCACCCTGTCACTATATTCAACGTTGTGTTATGTGGCACTCTTGGAATGATTCAAGTAGTTCATACTCATGCTCATTATATGATGGAGATGGATGTCCATGCGTATTGTTTACAAAATGCTGAACATCAAGATAGACTCAATTCACCCTATGAGGATTATTGAATCTCATACACTTTAAGTTTTTGGTGATCTGGAATAACTTTCTTCAACTCGATTGTTAACAATCCATTATTAAATTCAACTTCACCGATCTCTACATCGTCGGATAAGTTAAATCCTCGTGTGAAAGATCTACCTGCCACACCTTTGTGTAGATATTGTTCTTGATCTGGTGCTTCTTCTTGGCATTTTGATTTGACAATCATAATGTTAGATTCAGTAGTAACTTCAATATCTTCTTTCTTCCATCCTGCTAGTGCTAGTTCAATACGCCATTTAACATTTGATTCTTTGACGATATTGTATGGAGGGTATGCTCCACCTGGAGATCCTGCTCCGTATGAATGCAGTCTGTAGAACAAATCATCTAGTCCTACACTGTAGCGGTTTGCTGCATCAAAAATTGCATTAACGTCCTTCGAGGACCATTTTTGTAAGTTTGTCATTGTGCTCCTTATTAAGCGAGTGTGAATGTGTGACCCGAAGCATCACAGTTATATTTAACTACATTCTAGTCCCTGACTGGTAGTGTACAGACCGAACCCTTTTGTAGGAAATACCTAACCTATATAGTGGTAGAACTCATATGAGGAAAAATGAAGAAAATTTTACCTCTCGTTATGTTACTCATGGCAGGAAGTGCTGCTCATGCAGGTGGAATAGTTAGTAAACATCAGTCTAGTTTACAACATACGGTAGAAGCAGGTTACAATTCATACACTAGAGTTGGTAATGCTTTTTCTATCTCTGGTACGAATGTAACTACATCACACACACCATCAGGTGGTAGTGCAGTTTCAGGTGGTATTGGTATTAACTCCTATAGTGCAACTACAGGTGTTGCAAGTGTTGGAGAAATTTCAGCAACACAAACTGGATCAGGATCATTCAATTTCAGTCAGTCATTCACAGCAGGTGATGCTGCAGGATCAGGTACTGATGAAGCATTGTTCGGTAATCAAGTCCACTACTCTGGTGGTACTGCAGGTAGTGCTGCTGTTGGTACTGTTACCAATGCACATGCTGTTACTCTTACAGGTGGCGGTTTAGCAGGTACTACAACTACTGGTCAATTTGTTAGTGAAATCTCTGTCTTTGACTAGACTTTAATGGAGAAAGACGACTATGGTGAACCTTTCATATATAATAACAAGAAAGACATATGTCCTAGGTGCGGTTATTGCTTTGACAAGTGCTGCACCTGCGATTGCGGTCCCCGTGGTGCCAAATTTTCAACAAGGCTCGATGACGTCTCACACGGAAACGACATCAAAAGTAGTAGAAACTATCAATTCGATGGACTACAACACTGGGTATCAATTTTCGGTAACAGGATCAGGCGTATCTGCAAGTGGTAATCTATCCCCTACCACTGAGAAATCAAATGTAATTATTGAAGGAGTGACTTCGACATGGACAGGAATAGGAACGAAACCAACGTTCACACAGACAACACCAGGGGCAGCGTTTCAGTTCACAGAGACCTATCAATCCCCAGGTCTTTCAAATCACACGGTAATCCAGAGGACTACCGAGGTTACAAGCGTAACCGACACAACAAGTATTTTCTCCCAGTAATTCTATGTCTAACACAACTAACAAATGCGATACCTGCGGTTGCGGAAACTGTAGGGGGAGTCAGTGCAACTGCTGCTCCCGTTGCAAATAGTTCGGGCTCAGTTACCAATCAAGCTATTCAGGTTTTACAAGGACCGTATATAACTAACACTTATGGTAATGGCATCCAATGTCAAGGACCGACTATGAATGTCACGCCATACGTTACAGGTAGTGCATCAGCACAAAAACCAAACGAACAATACTGGGATTCTCCAGTCTACAATATGTTAGACGCAGATGATAACGGAGTGCCAGATAATCCAGGAGAGATTTTATATTTTGTTCCGACAAGAACAGGACAGAAAGATAATTATAATTTAAGTATAGGTGTGTCTGCTACATGGTCTAACCCCATGGATAAGAAACTCCAGAAACTATGTAAAGAAGCAGCAGCATCAAACATCGCATTGATGAATCAGATGAATGCTAATAAACGCTTGGATTTTGAGATCGCGAGATTAAAAAATTGCGGTTCATTAATGAAAGATGGTATATCCTTCCATCCAAAGTCACCTTATTTTTCACTGTGTGCTGACGTGGTAGTACAAGGTGTTAATACTATTACACCCCACGTTCATAAGATTACACCTAACGAGGTTTCTTCGGACGCTTCACTTTTAAAGGAGGTAACCCTCTCTTTTGACGAATCGCGTTTGCCTTAACTTCAATTCTAGTAGGTTGACGAGGTTCTTTACCTAGTAACTTCTGAATCTTTTTAATAATTTGTTTGACTATAGGTTTGACAACTCTCAATAATAATGGTGTTGCTGCAGCAGCAGCGGTAGCTACTACAGCAATCGATGCAGTAGTGCTGACTTGATTTGCAGTTGGTAGAAATTTTTCGACTGCAGTTGTATCTTCATATAATACTACACAGATTTTACCATCTTCACTTAGTTCGTGACCAATAACTCTTTCATCTCCACTTGCTGTTAGGTCACCAACTCTAGGTTGATTAGGTCCAGGGCACTCAGTAGGTGGAGGTTTGACTGGAGGTATATCAGTATCAGTTTCTACATCATCTGGAGGTGGTGCTACAGGTGGAACTGGTGCCTGCATTTCATACTGTAACTGTTCTGGTGAGTAATCAATAGGATTGAATGAAGGTAAACCTGCATCACAAAATATCCTCGCACCCTTAGGATCGTCACCTACAATATTATCATTCTTATCACTACGTTCATGTGCCTCAACACATCCAGGAATGTTGATGATAGGTACACCAATCTGTTGAGTGACAGGAGGATATATCGGAATCGCCTGAGGGGGATCCGATGTTAACCATTTCGGTATATCACTTATGTAATTGTTTCTGACATTGATAGTTTGGATTTGACCTTGATCAATCCTTATTGTTGGTATCTCCATCGTCTACCTCACATGCATCATTGAGATCATTAACCATATTACCACCTATCTCTGAACCTTGTTCTCCACCGAACATAGCAATCCAACCTGCTGCTAACCAACCAACAAATGGGATTCCAGTGACAGCAGGAGCAACAGCAGCACCTACGCTAGTCCCGACAAGACGTCCCGTTTGTTTGCCACCACCGACCGCCTCGATACACGCGACAGACTTTTTTGAGATTCCTGCTTTGCCTCCTGCACTACCATCTTGCCATGAGCGAGCATTGGATACAGGTCCACCTTGATTGGTTGATCCGTCCATGACGTACTCTTCAACAACTTGTGTCTTGGTTCTCCCGAATCCGAGAAACCCAGAAGGTTTTACAATGTCCTTAGTGATGTACATCGTCTTAGGATCATTTGCTTTGTAACTAATCTTATATCCAGATTCGTCTGCAGTAGCAACGTAAGAAGTATAAGGTCCTGCAGGCAGGTTTAACTGTGGTATTTTAGACTCGTTTCTAGTTGCAAGCATACCAATCATACCAATATGAGAAGCAGCAAATAAACTACCGACTACACCTATTGAGATCCATTTAACATTCATGGCATTGAGGGCAATTTAACATCTGGGATGGCAGATCCTGTTGTCTCAGGAATGATACCTTCGACTACATTAGGAAGTGCTGAAGAGATTCCTGCACCTAAAGAACCTAACGCTTTCTCCTTTAGATCTTCGATGATGGCATCTTTCTGTGTATACACATACACAGCACCACCAACAGCAGAAATAGAAACAGCGAATGATGCAATGGCAAGGACGTTAATGATTTTTTGCATGATGATTACTTAGTATCAGAAGGGACAATTTTTACAGGACCTTGTTCGATCCTTATAGTTTGGGCAGGAGCAGTCTCGGATGCCTTAGCGATAAGAAACTCCATATCTTTTTTAGATATGTTTGCACCACCACCATTTTCACCGTTCTTTTTCTTACCTCCCGCTTGGACACCGAAGGTAGCTACGACTCCTGTGAAGACCGAAGCTATGAAAGTTGGATCCATATCCTGTTTAGGAATTTTCAATGCAGGTGGCAAATCAACATACGCTAATGTTAAAATTCCACCAGACCAAATCAAGATTCCAAGTCGCACAAAGGTAGAAAGGATAGCAAGTTGCTCCTCCTTATCCTCTGCTGCTTCTTTAATTTTACCTAAGATACCCTTCTTAGGGTCTTCTTTTTTAACTGCATCTGCCATGATAATTATTCTATTGTATTATTATCTATAACATAAAGATTTCCACTTATTGAGATACGGTGATCATCTGTAGTATAAAATGGATTAACACCGTGATTGAGGCGTGCAGGGAAGAATGCTATCTTCCATTCAAATGATTTGTCTATGTGTAAGTACTCTGTATCCAGTCCACCTAGTGCTGTGTTGTACTGGAACATGAATGATGCTGTCTCATTTCCGTTTGTCTTATATCTTTTTCTTTCTTCTTCTAAGTCATATGGAACTTGCACCCAGATCACAAACGAAAACAACCCACTGTGTATGTGCAGAGGGTTGAAGTCGTATTTATTCTGGAAGTTTACCCAGAGTCTTTTTAGTTCAAAGTCACACTCATTGATTTCTCTCATTGTCTCTGCTACACCCATAGCAGGTTGGAAACCAAACTGCTTGATGTATTCATATGAAAGGCAACGAGTGAATGCACTAATCTCCTTGGATAGGGGTAAAGTCCATTCTTCTTCTATATGACCCCTCAGAGAGTCTCTAGCGTCCGTCTCAGGGGTCTTCTCTAGTGTGTTGATGCTATGCTGTAATTCTTCAACTACTGCAGGGGGAACCTCTGCTAGTAGGTATCCAGGACTTTTAAACCACTGGACATGATAATTAAAGTCGCTCATTCTGTAGTGCGTTTCTTTCCAATATTGTATTTAGACTCTAGTGTCCAGTCCCCCTTTTCTTTGTATGCAATAACTTTGATTTGACTTAGTGGTGCTACACCTTTAATGCTGTCTTCCTTTACAATCTCAACTAGACCCCAATCAGATAATAGTTTGATGATTCTGTTTCGTCTTTGTACGTCGTTGTCTGATAGGTTTGCTTTCTTTCCGTCTAACGCAAATAGTTCTTTAAAATGTACAATGTAGTATTGTCCTTTCTTATGTAGAATGTGGCAGGACTGATACAGTTTCTTTTCCTTACGGGAGGCAACTCCAATACGGGTAAGTGTTTCGCGAACTTTCAAGAAATCATCAGGTTCCTTGAGGTTCACTTCAATCATATTCTCTTTAGTCCATTGGACTTCATTACCTTCACTCATCTTTTCTTACCCCCTTTGTTCAGTTTTTCTTTAATGTAGTCTAGATGATTAGGAGATAGGATACGCAATGCTTGTTTTGCCTTCTCATTACTATAACCATAGTATTCCTTGACAAGTTCAAGATCATTCACCTTTTCCTTCTTACCCCAAGGAGAGAATCTCTTACGGGGTCTCACTATATGTATAAAAAAATCATACTGCATACGATTAGGTAAGTTTGGATACATATTCATCTCGTTAGCATATAGAACTGTATCCATATGATGAGACATACATTTATTAATAATGAATGCAGGGTACTTCTTTTCCCATGTGGGATCTTCATCGTCCATCAAGTTCTTTTTGTTAAGATTGATGGAGTTTAGATAATCCTTTAGAGGATATCTGTCATCGTATTTCATGATAATAAAGTTGAAAGATTTCTATCTTTTGTATTCCAGAAGTCAGGAAAGGTTAGGAACAATTTAGGATGATATAAACATCTTACCATATTTTTCCCCCAATCAACATACCCCTTCGGTGCTTTCTTATAATTCTGAGTAATAACTGTCCCTCTCGATTGTATAAAAGTACCATCCTTTTTCAAAGGGATTTGATCTACGGGAGTCTCAAATATAAGTTGGCGATATGGAGTTGCCAATACATGAATGAATGAATCAAAGTCATCAGGACTTGATTGACGATGACGCAATCTTACATCCTTTGATATACCACCTGATTGAAACTGAAACTTCTGTGTCATCAATCCATAGTCAGTTTCCCAGAAAACAACTTTCTTAACTTGAACTTTGTCCCACCTATCATTTCTATTGATAAGCAAGTCAATTCCCATATCAATCTCAGGTTCTGCTACATTCCATCTGTTCTCTGCACAGTAAGACCTTACCAAATCTTCGCATACTTTTCCTGCGTAGTTGGTAAGGTTCTTCTCATCAGACCTTCGGCAATGAACTATTTCCTCTTCCAAGAGTGGAGGGGTGATAGCATATTGAATCTGGTCTAAAGGTAGGTGTGAAACATCTTTGTGTATAGATCTTCGATTGTATGGTGCTTTGTTCATTTTAATAATTTAATAGGATTAGTTCTTTTCTTTTTTCTTGATCCTTCATGTAGTCTCCTACAGATCGCATTGTGTATGTGTGATCGTATTCTTGTGCTTTCCAACCTTGGAAACGTTCTTTGATTAGATTGTCTGAGTTGTAAGAAATCATTTGATCTACCTTATAACTGTCACAAGTTTTATGGAATGTTTCATGAGAGAATCCACTATGCATTCTACCCTTCTTACCATACAGGTTATCTTTGATAGAGTATGGAGGATCCAGATACAAGAATACAGTATCATCATCCGTCATCAATTTCTCATACGACAAATTAGTGATATGCCAGTTTCTGATGAGTTGGGAATAGAAAGGGAGTTTTTCGATTCCTCGCATTGAAAAGTTTTGGTCGGACGCCTGGGAAGAAAAGGATGAGGACTCAGAGAGACCAGAAAAAGAGCACTTGTTAACAACATAAAAACTAATGGCACGATAAAAGGGTTCACTGTCAGAGAGTCCTCGGTTGAGGTATTCTCGTGCTTCGATGAACATTCCTCGTGCTGATCCTGGGTCGGGGAATCTTGATTTGAGTTGTTTGAGTTCATTAGTTAGTTTGTCTCCAGAGATTTGTAACTGTTTCCAAAACGTATATAATGGTTCATACAAGTCATTCACCCAAATACTAATGTTAGGGTATTGTTGTGTAACGTACAATGCAACAGAACCGCCACCCAAGAATGGTTCGCGATACTCTGTATACTCACTTAGATTAGGAAAGTATGGTGCCATCTTTTTAATAGCACGAGACTTACCACCAGGATATCTAAGAGGAGTTTTTAAAGATGTTGCTACAGTCATTACAACCATTCAATGTAGTTTTCATCTCCAGTAGGAGGTGGTGGAACTAAAGGTGCATAGTATCCTCTAGGTTTTGGTTGAGGAATAACAACAGCATCAATAGAATTGAATAACCTATTCAAACTCCTTGAATACATTCTGTAACCTGCTCCAACATAAACTTGTCCTGCAACAACTGCAACAGTAGCAGTGCCCCAGAACAGATAGTAGAATCTACTTTTCACTTGATGCCGTACTTTGTCTCGTTTAGTCGTCATGATCGTCAAATGGGTCGTCTAGTCCTTCGTTTGCAAAAAATCCTCGGTAGACACCATAGAAGGTAAAAAGTGCTACGATAACTCCTACACTGATAGCAAGAGTAATGTTTGGATCTGCATTGTAATGTGGGATGATTGCATTACACTTAGTCCAAGTACCAGGTAGAGTATACACTGGTGGGCATGATGCGATTAGGTCGCGTATAGCGAGCATTTCTCCTGGTCCCATTAGTTAAAATTACACTCCATCATAAGTTGAGTTAGACATGCTAACAGATTAATTTCTTGATCTGCTACGAATGCAGATTTGTATTGATAGTCTGCAATAATTAGAACTGCTGCTGCAGTGCTAGGACCATCCATAATAGATGATAGATTATCGTAGATCTGTCTTAGGATAGCAGCAGGATCTGAATCTAGATTCTGTTGTACCCATTTCTTTACATCATTAAACTTCTTTGTTTTCATAGCACCAACAAGAGTATCGATCTTGGCATCACCTAGGAGTGCTAGGATACCAGTGTCAATACTTCCTGATGAAGCATACCTTTGAAGTTCATTGAGAGTACGTCGGAAGTCTGGGTAGTATTTTTGTACAACCTCAGCAACAACTTTGTCGGAGAATGAAACATTCTCAGAAGTAAGAATGTCACGACATCTTTCAAAGAATGATGCAGCAAGTTCTTGTTTGATCTTACCACGAGCATTGAAGTCGATAACAGTTGTTCGACTATGCAGGGGTTCGATTATCTTGTTCTTGAAGTTACAGGTAAAGATAAAACGACAGTTCTTTTGAAACTCTTCGATCGATGCCCTAAGGAGTAGTTGTACGTCGGGTGTCGTATTGTCTGCTTCATCAATGATAAGAATCTTGTGCTTACTAGAAGAAGTAAGAGACACAGTAGCAGCAAAGGATTTTGCCTGATTGCGTACAGTGTCCAAGAATCGACCTTCATCAGATCCATTGATGACATAAGAGTCTGCTCCTAGTTCATTACAAAGTGCTTTCGCAATAGTTGTCTTACCTACACCTGCTGTCCCAGAGAGAAGAAGATTAGGAATCTCCCCCTGCTCTAGAAAGTTAGTGAAGGTGTCTTTCACATTCTGGGGTAGAATACACTCGTCAATAATTTTAGGACGGTATTTCTCAACCCAGAGAAAATCATCATTCATTAGGTTCAAGTGCGATATAGTACTTGATGCCAGTTCCTTGGAATTTGGCAACGTTTTTACTACTGACAGATACATCATATGCACCTGCAAGAAGTTTCAAGTTCTCAACTCGGAAGCAATAACAGAATGTTTGATCTGTGTTTCCAACCTTAACTGAGAAGTTATTAGAAGTTTCGTTCTTCTTGTCAGTAACACAGAGATTCATCTCCTCACCATCACCAAACAAACAAAGGTCTGGGAGTTGATAGATTGCTGCTGCCTTATTGAGTTGCTTATGGGTTTCAGAATCTAGGTGAAAGTGAACATCCATGTCAGGAAGTTTGATCTCTTCCTCAGGTGCCTGAGTAATGATTTCAGGATCAGCATAGAAGAACCGTGTCTTAGAGCGACCAACTTCATCACTAACGACTACAAAACTTTTGCTATTGGTGTCAATCTTTGGTTGATCGAAAAGAGAGAGACCGTTAACAAAAAGACCCAAATCATAAATGCTGATCTCAGATTCAAACTGTTCTTGAACTTCAGCAATAGCAAGAATGTTCTTGTTAATGCTCAGAGTAGAAATCGTATTACCTGGTTTGATAACGATTGATTTGTTGATCGCACAAAAGTTTTTAAGGACTTCAATTGTTTGGGGAGTGATTACTGTCATTGAGGATAGGTTTCGATTTCTTTGTCTTTTTGATTAAAATGGTAAAGGAGTACAGCGTAGTGCATGACCTTCAAGAGATCCATTTTTGCAGATCCCTTTTTGTCATACCGTGAAGCGTACTTAAGAATATTACTACGACAGAATGCCTCAGCGTCCCCACATGCTTGAATCAAATCGAGAGTCTGAATACTGTCATTACCTGAAGAGTAATGTTGACCATACGTCGAACTGATGTATGATCTAAGTTCTTCAAGTGTCGTATCTTCTTGATACTTCATAATATAGAAGAGGATTTAGTCCTCTTCATTATACTCTGTTTCTTCTCCTGCGTCAACCTTTGTATAAAGGTCTAGGAAAGATTGCTTAGTGTCATTGTCGAAACGGTTCACACAATGAGTAACTGCTTGAAGGCGATCACCGAAGATGGAGTATGCCTTAGCGATATGCACAAGTCTACGAGTAGTGATAACTTCATCAACACCACCATCATAGAATGTCTTACGGATAACACCTGCCCACTTGACAAGGTTCTCAGTAAAGTTTTTGTCACATCCATTAGCAACAAGAATCTTAGTCTCGATAGCAGAAGAAGGATACTCTTGCTCGATAGTGATAGGGAAACGCTCAAGGAATGCTTCATTCAATACATTAGTACCGACGAACCTACCATCATCACTGCCCTTACCTTTTGTGTTAGCAGTAGCGATAACTGTGAAACCTTTAGCAGGACGAACATACTTACCGATCTTCTTCAGATACACACCCTTCCCTTCAAGAACGGATTGTAGGCAGAGGATCTTGTTACTAGCAAGGTCAATCTCGTCGAGTAGCAGGACTGCACCCCTTTCGAGTGCTTCGATGACAGGTCCGTTATGCCAAACAGTTGACCCATCAACAAGACGGAAACCGCCAATAAGATCGTCTTCATCAGTCTCAATAGTAATGTTTACACGAATCAATTCGCGACCAAGGTCTGCACAAACTTGCTCAACGGACATTGTTTTACCGTTGCCAGAAAGACCTGTAATGAATGCAGGATAAAAAAGTTTAGACTTGATAATCTTTTTAATCGGTGTGTAAGTACCAAACTGGACATAGGAAGCATCTTTATCAGGGATGTAGGTTGGTTCTACTGCAGGTTGTGCAGCAGGTGATTCGTAAATTTTTTCGATCTGTTGAGTAGTAAGATTCCATTTGCCGATACCTGTCTTGTATTCTTTGAGTCTCCTGCAAGCAGTCTCATATCCAACTTTAAGGACCTTCGCAGCAGAACGAATATCAGAACAACCAACATCAGTACCTACCTTATTGGTAAGATAGTCAACGAGTTGTTCAGTAGTAACTGGGTTTGGAGCGAAAGTCATTGTATTAAAAGGATTGTTTGTTTGTTATGTACTTATTATAGCAGGTACTACTGCTGTGTGCAAGGTGTGTGTGCCACTTTGCTAAGTGTCCCATAGAGATAAGAGAATGAATCATTCTCATCAGGATTGAAGTATCCATCTTTGTGCATATCATAAAAACATAATGCATCAAGGAGAAGTTTTCCATCCTGTTCGTTAAGTTCAATTTTCATGCGATTTGCTCGATAAATTTGTTTAAAATAGTCTTGTTACCCATCTTAGAACCCATGTGCTTTTTGAATGCACGTTGTAGTTCTGCCTTGGTAGCAACTTCACCTTTTTGGGAAACCGCAAGATCTTCAGATTCAGCACCAAGATTTCTATCAGGGATGTAGAAAGACTCAGAGAATCCTGCTTGCTTTGAGATAGAGAAGAACTTTTCCTTCTTCCACTTCTTGTCCATGTCAGCAGGTACAGTGTCTACGTTGTTACGAACTGCACGACCGAGTTCACTCTTACTGCAGATACGAATACCAATCCAGTTGTAATCAGTAATCTCTCTGTGGAAACCTACGATCTCCTTAGTTGTAGTGTAAGGACTGTTGCTGATCTTCTTAGTGAAACCAGTCTTAGGGTCACGAAGGAAAAATACCTTACCCATTTGATGGCAAAGAGAAGATCTCTTCATGTATGGTTCGTAGTACTCAGAACCTGGTTCATACCACTCATTGAATGCCATCGGATTTGCTTCACCATCAGTAAGACAAACAACATTTACTTTTTGAATGTTCTCTTCTCTCTTCATCTGGTCAACAATTTGACGAGTGCAAAGAACTGCTTCAGCAAGTGGAGTACCGCCAAGACCATACTTGCATGATGCCTGAACATTGTATCCACCCATTGCCCATACCTGACACCAGACCAAGAACATAGACTTGTCAAGAGACTGTTTGTTCTGCTTTGAGTTGAAGAACTCAAGAAGTTTGAAAGACTCATGAATGTTTAGGTCACCCTGTTTGCCATGGTTCTCTTCACGAGTTGAATGATATGAATCTTGGAATGCAAGAACTCTGAATGGGATACCTGCTTTTCTGCAGAACCAAACAAGATTGTAAGTTTGCTTCAATGTATCCAAAAGGATATTGGACATAGAACCAGACCAGTCAATATGCATTACAAGACCATGGTTCTTACCATCAGGAACAACTGTGATCTTCTTGAAGATGTCATCAGTCAACTTGTACTTGTACAGTGAGTTGGTATTGATAACACCAGTGCGAGAAGTAGACTGACGCTTGTAATCATCAGCAGACTTTTTCATCTCGAACTGCTTTACAAGATAGTTAACAGATTTTGCTGCATTCTTTTTGTATGATTCGTAACCGTTACGCATAGACTGCACCTGATCACCAACATATTGTTTGTACTCTTCTTCTTCTTTTTCAGTGCGATTAGAATAAGTACCACTTAGTTCTGGACGCTCTGCCAAGATAAAGTGCCTGTTAAGATCTTCTTGAACTTCTTTGTGACCAACAACAACCTTACCAAGATCTACATTTGGAAGACTTAGATAAACCCACTCTTTAGCATTGTCATCGATAAGAGTTTCTAGTGCTTGATTGAATGCTTCTTGAGTGATACTTTCAGTCTCATCATACTCTTCCTGACCAAATGAGTTGTTGCCCTGTGTAGTGATCACTGCATTCTCATTACCATAACCGTCTGAGTCAGACTGACTTGGTTGAGATTCTGCAGATTGGTCTGCACCATCTCCTTCTTGGTTTGGTTCACTCTGTGATGATTGAGGAGTTACTTCACCTTCACCTTGTCCACCCATTTCTGGTGATGCTTCTGGTGATGGTAGAGGCATTTCCATTTTGTTATCTTCAATATCTTCTGCGCGACCGAATAGATCTTCTGCAAGTTGTAGAACATCATCAAATGTTTTAGTATTAGCAGCACGATCTACATACACTTGCTCCTCTTCTGTGAACTGAATCTCAGGATTGCCTTTGTAGAAAAGATTGATACGATCGATGAAAGGAAGTTTGGAGATGTCTTCATCATTCACACCAAAGAAATCATCTTTCCATAGTTCAGTGTATCCTTGGAAGAAAGATTTACGAAGACCAGGGTAGGTCACCTTCATCATCTTCTCGATACGAATGTCCTCAAGAACATTTACAAAACCTTTGTTGATACCATCAAGACCTTTGTTAGGAGTGTATAGAGCATGTCCAACCTCATGACCAACTAGAAGGTCATAGACAGTGTTAGATGCAGTCTTCCAGATAGGAAGGCAGAGAACACGCTTCTCAACATCAAAATATGCTGTAGTCACTTTACGGTGCTCTACAGTAAGGTTCTCAGTTGCGAGTAGTTTTGCGAGTGTGCCTTCGACTTCTGGATTGATCATGTATCTCCTTTGTATATACCTATTATAGCAGACTGATCAAGCATGTGCCACTTGTTGTGCCACTTATTCAACTGTCACATGACCGAAGTTACACTCATCACCTGTGCACCAGGGTTTCTTGCAAGTGCTACCTTCTTAGCATCTTGGTAATCAATAGCAATCACTTCTTCAGTGAATACAGTTCCTGCTTTATACAGTGTTACTTTACATACCATTAGGAATCATCCGACATTTTACTGAAATCATTAATCTTTTCAAACTTTAAAGTCCTTAGAAACTTATCAACTAAGATCTCACCTTTATGTGAGATGACAAATAGGTTAGTTGTATGTCCTAGTGCTCTCAAAATTTGAAGTAACTCATTAGTTGCACCTGCATCAAGAGAAGAATCGAATACTTCATCAAGAATCAATAGATTAGTTGCTACACTATTTTTCATTCTAGCAACTTCTCTCCATGTAAACAGTAGTGCTAGATCAATCTTCTGCTTTTCACCTTCTGAGAAAGAAGAATATGTAAACTCATCCCTAAATCTGCTCTTCAATGTCTCGTTAAACTCTTCATCAAGAGTAAAGTTAACAAAGAAGTCCATGTTGTTAAGGTATTTATTAATTAGTTTGTTAAAAACTGGCACATACTTCTTAATGATTTGACTTTTGATGCCCCCATCACGCAATAAATGTGATACAACTTGGAACTCATCCAGTTTCTTACTAATTTTTGCACACCCTTCTTGAGTCTCTGCAAGTTCTTTCTGCAAGACCTTAAGTTCTTTCTCTTCCTTATCAATAGATGGACGATTCTCTCTCAGATTAAACAACTCATCCTGAATCTTAAGAGTTTCCATTTCAACTCTTACAATATCACGTTCACTTTGACTAATTTCACTTCTCTTTTCATGGCATTCCATGGAGATATCATCTGCTGCAGTAATAAACTTGAACAGATCATCAATATCATTCTTAATTTCGTCTAGTTTTTTTAGTTGGATTTTAGATTTGCCTTGTAGGGCACCAATTCTTGCCTGCCTAAAAGCATTTTCAATAAGTTGATTGCATGTAGGACACTCTTCATGAGTATCCAAGAACTTAATATCTTTCCTTGCTACTTTTAGTTCTGCAGTGATGTCTGCTTTACTGTTTTTAAGATCTGACATTGCATTTCTTTTATCATCTACATCAACCATCTTAACTTCTAGTCCAGATAGTTCTTTCTTTTTAGTATCTCTTTCTTTTTCAAGACCTTCAATCATTTCTCGATTGTCTTTGATCTTCTTTTCTCTTTCATCCTGACGAGACTTATTGATCTCGGTCAAGTTATTCAATAATTTTTGTTGTGATGATACTTGTTGTTCTGCTACAGTCAACAGGTGATCACATTCTTTACTTGATGCCATGGTTGCTCGGACTCTATCCCTAAGCAACAGATTCATTTGTGAAAAGATCTTGATATCCAGTAGATCTTCAATAACTTCTCTCCTATGAGGTCCTTTCAGTTGCATAAAAGGTACAAAGGTTGATGAACCTAAGATGACAACTTGTGTGAAAGACTTATAGTTAAGTTTAAGAACTGTTTGCTCAAGATATTTCTGCGTATCCTTTGCTGCAGCATCTTGATCAACTAGTTTATTATTCCTGTATAATTCAAAGACGTTAGGTTTTGCACCCCTGAATACTCTATACTCGTCCTTACCAATAGAGAATGTCACCTCTACTTTGAGTCCCTTTTCATTGATACTGTTTACTAGTTGTCCCCTAGTAATCTGCCTAAAGGGTTTGTTAAACAAAGCAAAACAAAGGGCATCGAGCATAGTCGATTTCCCACTGCCATTACTGCCCACGATTAATGTAGAAGGACTTCCATCTAAATCGATTTCGGTCCATTGGTCACCTGTCGAAAGAAAGTTCTTCCAACGAAGTGTTTCAAAGGTAATCATTCTTTAATAATAGGTACGATCAGTTCGTTAGATTTAATGATTGTAAACTTATAGTTGTAGTTAACGCAATTCATGGCAATGATCTCAGGATCAACTTCCATGAGTTCAAGTTCTTTGTGGTAATCATTTGCTTCTAATAGAATAGCATACCGTTCAGCATCGTCTTCGTTTTCAAAGACAGTTACGGTTTTCTGCTTTTCCTTATTAGTGCAAGCATAGACACCACCAGTACCAACTTCGGTTAAAACAAACATTAAAGTTCAGACGCTTCGACGTATAAAGATCTCATTACAGATTTGATATTAGTCTTATTGACTTTTAGTTCTATCTCATCTATGTATGATTCAAGTAACGTCATAGTGTCCTCTGTTTCAAGGGTAGTATCCGAACACTCTAGTTCAGCACTAAGGTCTTCGACAATCTTAAGATCTCCAAGACCGATGTTTTGTAGTTGCTTGACTGTGTAGTCAAACTTTTGGTAATCGCCTTTTTCTTCAACGATTAGTTTTACAAAACCTCCTTCGAGTTCTGTTGACTCTGGGATACTAACTCCATTATTATAATACAATTTATGAAAAGTGTCAAAGGGATTCCTATAAAAAGTAGTCTTAAGAGTATCCGTATCAAAAACGTGAAACCCCCTTTTGCATCCGTAGTCATTCCAATATAGTTGATAAGGGTTGCCTAGGTAACTAACATTACCTTTGGTAGATTTCTGATGATAGTGTCCACTGAACACACGTTTGAACTTATCGAATAAAGTTTTATCCATGCCACTTTCCATGACATGACCTGGGTGTGCCTCAAAACCATTCAGTTCTAAGTGACCCATACATACTTTCGCATCAGTTGATGCTACAATATTAAAGACTTCATCGCGATTGTCATCACAAATCCATGGAAGCATAAGGATCTTCAGACCGTCATACTCCAGTTCAGTTGGTTGTTCAACAACTTTAAAATCATAGTCACCTAAGATTTGAGTTGCAGCATTCACCCGCAAAGTATTCTTGTAGTAAATGTCATGATTACCAACAAGCATAGTCATCCTACATCCCAGTTGGTCAATAGGATCAAACCACATTTTCTTTGCCTCGTCCAGAGACATAAAATTGATAGATCTACGTTTATCAAACGTATCTCCTAGACAAACAATATCTTTAATACCCGATGCTTTGATAAAAGGAATCACCACCTTACCATAAAACTTTTTATAGTGATTGATAAAGTGTTGATTGTCTCCTCTGACACCGAAATGCTGATCAGTTATCAGGAGTATTTTCATAGGTAATCATAATGCGGTGGTGCAAGGAACCATCGGAATTGATGACTTCTTGATAATGAAACTTTGCTTTGAGTTCTTCTTCAGCAATTCTTCGGATTTCTTCTACAGGTGTACCAGTCTTGCCTGACCAGTAACGAGTAATAAATGACATCATTGACGACGAGTTTTTACTTGGATATTAGATTTGATACTATTATAGTCGGTTGTTGCTGATCCGTCAACTGAGAATACATCTGAGTATCCATACTTGTCAATGATCTTATCTTTGATGTCCATCTGCCGTTTCTCTTTAGCAATTCGTCTCAGGAATGCATAGTATACAATCTGTGTGAAGTATGCAAAAGGGTTCTTGGATTTTTCAGGATTGAAGTTGTCAATATATTGAATACAATTTTCAATACCATCACAAATCATATCGTCCTTGTACATATAGTTGATAAAGTTAGGACGGAATGACAGATGATTTGCAATCTTAAGAAAGCAACCGCCAATATAATCGTTGACACGAGGTTTATCCAGTCCCTTTTCTTTAGCAACATCGACACGTCGTTTGTATTCGACGATTGCTGCTAGGAACTTTTGGTTATCAACGTAGTGTTGTTTTTTCTTGGCGACTCGCTTCATATGTGTTTAAGTGCTGTTGTTATTATAGCATACTTGACAGGAATGTCAATTACGAGTACAATAACACTGTAAGGGTTCAAGGGTTATCAGTAGCTTTAAATAGATCTTCTAGTTTTTCTCTATAGTCATCAGTGTTACCAACGTATCCGATAGATTTATCTGGTTTGATGTGGTACCCTGCCTTGTGCGACGTTGGTTTGACTCCATTTTCAGTCATGAGGTAACCTTCATACAAAAGTTGAACCTCTCTGCTCATGGTGGCGATGCACACTACATCTTTTTCTTTCACTACAAAGAATTCCTCATCAGAGAGTTGTTGCCATTTGACAAATCCAACTCCACGCACCATCTTAGTTTCACTCATAGGTTTTGTCATTACATGAACCATTACTGGATCTTGTAAAAAGATAAGTGATTCATTTTGATCTACTGTGATCACAGCGCGAGATAGCACTTCTTCTCCATTGGTCATTTTAAAAATGCCAAAGAAATCTTCGTCGTGTTTTACATGGTTAATCATAGGCTTTTAGTTTTACGTCTATAATTTCATAATTAAATTTTTCTTCATTGTATACTTTCACTCGTTCTAATAGATGATTTAAAGTATAGTTATTTCCACGATCAGTAGAAATGTCATCCGCAATATCATACAAAGTCGCTTGTGATTTGTTTTCTCCTTTCCTTAATACTCGCCCAATGGACTGTAAGTTCCTGACTCTTGATTTTGAAGGAGAAGCAAAAATTACATTATGCAAGTTTTTGATATTAATCCCTGTAGAGAACGTTCCGTAACTGGCAATGATGATAGCATCGTCAGACACTTCAGTAAGTTGTCGAATCTCTTCTCGATCTTCAACGTCTACACCACCGTGAACGAAATGTACTGGACGTTCCACATGACTATTTATCAAGTTAAACAAAGGTTCCCCATGACGCTCTACATAGTTAAAGAGGATCAATGTATTTCCTTTTAGATCTGCAGCAAGGTTACGGATGAATCTATTCCGTCCTTCATGCTCTACAAGATAACTCATCTCATCCTGATACCCCTCGAAGAGTTGTTCTTCGTGCTTCAATAATACAATTTTAACTTTCAGTTTTGCAATATATCCTTGCTTCATTAACTCGTTAGTTCTTGTTACTTGTGTACATCTACCAAACAATCCTTCTAGAGTTAACTGATTTACATTTGCACCATCAAGTGTCCCTGTAAATCCATACCTATACTTACAGTTATGCAACTTACCCATAAGAGAAGTAAGAGATTTAGCTTTGAATTGGTGCGCCTCGTCACCGATCACGACATCAAATTTGCTAAACCATTGACTAGGTTCCTTGTAAATACTCTGCCAAGTGGTGATTACTACTTCATGGTTCGTGTATTTTTCTTGCCCCGCGTATATTTTGTGGCAATAGTCAGACGCTTTCCATCCATAGGATTCAAAGTCTTTGTACATTTGCTCAACAAGAGACGTCGTAGGAACTACGATAAGAATTCTTCTGTCTAACTTTTCATGATACCTAACCAATGAATAAATCATCAAGGATTTCCCGCTTGCAGTTGGCGACAATAGGAGTCGTCTGTTGTATCTCAGGCATTCGTATACTGCTTGATATTGGTAGTCGCGTACCTTCACAGGAAGATTCAGTGATTTCATATAACCTGCAACTGCCTCAGGAGTCACAAACTTATTCACATCTTCGGGATGACCAAAATTCTCATCGGTCTCCGTCTCATACTCGTATCCCTTCTTCTTTGCGTAGTCAACCAAATAATCATAGAGACCACAATAGATCTCCCCTGTAGCAGGAGAGTATAATCTTATCTTTCCATCCCATCCTTTCCACCTTCTTTGTTTCTGCATAAACTTTGCAGACTCAACCTCGAAGGTAAAGAAATCCGATAACTCGTAATTTATATGAGGTTCTGCTTGAACCTTAAGATATACTTCATTCTTCTTCTTGATCTTAAGATCCATTGACATAGGTGAGTTTACTTCACTACACTATGTATCAGAGTATTAAGAACCTTCTTTCCACTTAGTCCATTCAATAGCATTCTTGATTTGAAAGTTCCTAGTATTGATTTGTTTCAGAACATTTTCCAAGAAATATAATACTTGATCAATATAATCAATCTTATAACGTAACTTGCGGACGTCTTCATCTGCATCGATGAACATCCAGATCTCTTCTTTAGTAGTAAGTTTTAAATCAAATGGCATCTCTTTGTAGATTTGAGATGATGCCTTTCCTTTATAGTACAACCATTTATCTTTCTTTAATGCATTTAACGTACCCTCTTTCTCTTTCTTCATAAGAGAGTATGTATTATAAAATTCCAAATACCTTTGATGCAACTGTGGAATCTTGATTGACTCTTCACAATACAAATCAGTATCGATCTGACAATCTGTCTTCCACAGTTCCTGCAGTTTTTCCAGATTCATTATGATCCTTGCTCTTTATTGTTTTGAAACCATTGTTTCATTGATGTCTGGACACCACTTTCTTTACTAGGGGTTTCTTTGATCCCCTTCATTTGCTTGTAATCGTTGTGCATCGCTTGGAGTAACCATGCCTGAGACAGTTGGTTCGGTCCTTCTTTCAACAATCGGATTTGTGATTGAGATAGACCACCCTTCATCTCCAAATACTCCTGTCTCCACTGTGTGTGGGGTGAGTTCTCTGTCATTTGCCTCCCATTGGGAATGTATTAAGTCAACTTGGCGATCAACGTCGTCAAGGACCATTTGTATTTTACCATCAATCCACCATTTATGCAACCATTCTATAAAAATTGATGCAATTAAGGACATGGTTGGGTTTTGTTTCTTTGCCCATCTCTTAGATTTAGTATACCAGTTATCTTCACCACCCCAATGATGTTCAAACTTGTACTCAAATTTCATCGTCTAGTACGTTGGTTAGTGTTTCTGATCTCGTAAAGAAGATATTTGAAAGTAACACTTGCTGTAAGATAATCTGTATCTGTATTCGTAACGTTGAAGTCCAGAGTTGATAGACTGACTGGAAACATCTCTTCAAACACTACATCAAAGTTTGCGATATTATTATTGTTCAATACTTGTAATGTGCCATCAGATACTTTAGATCCTCTGTCATTAAATGTTCTATCACTGTTTGCCTGCATCCATGAAGTTCTCTCCCCAACATTATCAGGAGTACCCAATGCACGCAACCAGTTATGAATCTCCATATAATTTCTTAGATCTTCATCAACAATAAACTCTAGAGTTAAGTCTCCATAGTCAATGTTACCTTCGATGGGAACACGAACTAATCCTCTAGTAGGTATTTGGATATCACCAACATTAAGTTCTGGGATACTTGCTCGCTGACATAAAAACGAAACCTTCCTTGCTTTCTCCAAAAGGAATACAAATCCAATTGGAGATAGAAAGTTCTTGTTCGTTAATTGTTCTTGATACCAGTTTTGTGCAGACATGTTATGCGTTTATATTTTCTAACCATGATGTAGAAATGTATTTCTCACCAGACAAAGGAGGATTACCTCTGTGAACATGAGTAAAACCTGCTGGCCAGATAAGAAACTGTCCTCGTTTGGGTTTGTATCTCAAAGACTGATATAGAAATTCAGTTTCACCACCTTCAGCAATATCATTAAGATACATCATAGTGGCAAGGATCCGACGATTACATCCTAAAGAACCATCTTCTGAATGCCAACTATGATATCCTTGCTGTGGTAAAGTCTTTTGTACATTCAGATATACTTGTTGATATCTATAATGTAGAAGATGTTCAAACTGATCAATGTATTCTTCAAGGCATCTACCAGTAACTTCATTATATTCCCGCATCCATTGATAACCGCAGTTGTGATCCAACATGAAGTCTTCAGTGGCAAGACATGTATCTTTACGAGCATGTGCTTTGCGTTCCCTACCAAATAAACCTTTACGTTTAAATGTAGATCCCACTTTGTTTTGGTATTCCCAATAATCAATCAAGGGTTGAGTATCATATTCCGTATCAAAGATACCTATGAACCCATCATATCTGATGTCAGTGATCATAATAAGTCATTCTCTTTTATTATTTAGTCTCTTTCTTCTGGAGCATTTCTAACTGATCTAATGCTTCACTTGACCAGTATACTTTTGGTTCATCATCTAAGAGTACTTTGTGTGCTGTACCATGTCCATCATAGGCATCAGTATCATAGTATCCTCCCCTAGTACCAAAGTATAGAGTGACAGTCACAAATGGAATACAACTGAATAGTAGGATTGTTGCTAACATTACTTACCCCCAAGTCCACCAAATGGTCTTGTTCGTTCTCTCTCGTCCAGAACTTCATTAATAACTTGTTTAAGTTCAATCCTCATTGCATCAGATAAAAGATTCATTTCCTTTCTTTCCAAATCTGGAATTCGATTTCTCTGTTCTTCTATGTCCGATAAATCAATAGCACCAAATTGTGCTGACATTGCTTGTGTGTTCATTAGTCGCGTTGCCTCCAATCATCTGAACGTTCTTGATGAAACCAGTCTACTACTTCTTCTGGATTAAAGAAACCCCTACGGTGGTTGCCTGAATCGGGGTCACCAATATTCAGACCGTTAAGAAAAGAATCATCTGGATTCGTATTCATACGTCTTGCTGTACTTAACATACCGCGTGCAGACGTATTTGCTTTTGCTAGTTTCTGTGCCCATATCATATCGTCTATACTTACTTCAGTTCCTGCTGCAATAGATTTACATATGCCTTCTAGTCGAAGGCGATAAGCGGTAGATAACATGTATTAAAATTTGAGGTATTAAAAAAGGACTGCTAATGAGTCCTATTAATTTTATTTATAATATAGAGGGAGGTTGGAATCCTGTATACCAACAAAGAATGGGCATTACTACAGAGTAAAAACATTCTTGCCTGAGACCCGATTGGTAAATCGATTCTACTTTCGTAGCAGCACCACCTGTGTCTCATCACCTTAACTAGCTATATGCCAGTAAGTTTATTCAGTCACTCCCGACGTAACCGTCGTTACTCTTAAATTATAGCATAAAAAAAGAGGGTGTCAAGCACCCTCTCAAAAGATAAGCAATATTGCCTATTACATAAGGTTTGCAACCTGTACACGTCTGTAGTACTTGTTAGCGTTAGCAGTAAGTGCGCCAGAACCTTGAGTAAGTCCGCCAGAGAATGGGTTAGAAACCATACCGTAACGAGTCTTGAAACCAATTTTTGGTTGGAAGGTGTTAGGGTTGATTGCTCTAACTTGCTGTAACGGAACGTAAGGACAGTAGAATAGTCCTGCGTCGTAAGGTGAAGTACCTTTGTATCCTGCAACGTAGAAGTGCTTGTCAGCAACGTTAGCAGAGTAAGGATCAACGTAAACCTTGATGCGTCCGTTAAGAGTACCAACGAGAGTAGAAGAAGTATCGTCTACACCTGTAAGTGCGTTGTTACCTTGTAAACCTGGAGCGTAATCAAGAACGCCTGCCATACCTAGAGCAGAAGCAACGTCTGCAGAGCAGATCAAGATGTTGCCCTTCCCGCGACGAGTTTGCTGACCGATAGCGTTAGCATCTCTTTCGATCTGGAAAAGAAGTCCTTTGAACTTCTCAACTGACCAACGACCATTAGAGTCAACGTCAAGGTCGAAGATACCTGCAGAAGAAGTATTGTTCTGTGCACCTGCTACAGCGTTAGTGTAGATAGTACGAACAACTTCTCTGTTGATCTCAGCAAGAATCTCAGTAGAGAGAATGTTGCTAAGTTCTTGCTCGGCATCAAGACCGTGAATTGCTTTCAAGTCTTGAGCAAGTTCGATGCTGTACTCTGCCTTTAAAGCTCTTGCCTTAGCAGTAACAGTCACCTTCTCGATGGAGAAACCCATCTCTCTGAACGCAGTGTTAGATGCACTGTCGTCTAATGCTTCAGAGGTAGCAGTTGCCATGCCTGCAGCATCGCCAGTCTGTTCGTAAGTTCCAGGAGAACCGTCGTTAAGAACAGAAGGGTTGTTGCCTTCAGCGTCGTTGTTTGCAGAACCTGATGCGCCAGGATCGTAAGCAGAACCTGCACCACCAGAGAAACCTGCGTTTGGTTCGTTGAAGAATGCTTCGTCGTAACCAGATGCGTTAGGATCTCTTTCGGCACCGTAGTTAGTTCTCATCGCAAAGATCAGTCCAGTAGGACCAGTCATTGGTTGAACGCCTGCGATGTCGTAAGCGATCAGCGATGGCATCGATCTACGGATCAATGAGATAAGTACTGGGTCGAAACCTGCAACAGGACCTGTAGCGGTACTGCCACCAGTATAACCAGTAGTTTGTAAAGTCTCAGAAAGGATTTGACCTTCTTCGATTTGTGCTTTTTCTTGGTTTTCTAAGAGTTGTGCGACTACGCCTTTCTTATAAGAGTCACCGATCTCTGGGAGAGCGTCGTGATTAAGAACGGGTGCCCACTTCTCTTGTAGTTTTTGAACTGTCATTAGTTTATTCTAATAGTAGAGATAGTAGTTTAAATTATTTGGACCAGCGAGCGATTGCATCAACGTACTTCGACATTGTGCCACTCTCTGTTGATTCTACCAAAGGTGCTGATGCTTCTTCGGTGGGTTCCTTCGCAGATTCTGCGATCTCAGCCTTCCTAGTGAAGTATGATTCCTTGATAGTTTCGATCTTCTTACGAAAATCTTCTTCATTCTCAAACTCAACACCCTCTGCTAATGATGCTAACTTCTCCTTTTGGGTTTCTGCTAGACCAACAGCACTCTCGTTCACAATTTCCATTTTAACAAACTCACCGATGCGCTTGTTTAAAGCAACATTAGTGTCGATTGTTTCGTTGAGTTTCTTTTCCATATCATCAAGCTCTCCAACCATACCGTCAAGTAGATTGAATTTTTCCTCAGGCACACTAAAGTTGTGCTCTAAGAAAAGACTTTTTAGACCATTGAAGAATGATTCACTCATCTCAGTCTTAATACCGTGCTCGATCTGGAGATTATTCTCTTTCATCCAGTTCTCAGCAGCATAAGATAAGTAGTCATCAACCTTCTCGGCTAATTCTGTTTTGATTTTTTCGACTTCTTCAGTCAGAGACTCTTCAAATGCCTCTTGCAACGCTTTAACTTCAGCATTAACCTTTTCAGTTACAACTGCCTCGAAGATCGTTACTGCCCTGGTTCGGAATTCTTCTGAGAGTTCTTCACCTGCGACAAGAGCGTCAACATCTTGAGTAAAGTCGTACTTGGTTTCAGTGATCGCTTCTTCGCCATCTTCGGTTTCCTCCATTTTTGCGGATGCGTCAGAAGGTTTCGTGCTCGGAACAGGTGCTTTACCTACTGGTGCTGCTGCAGATTTGCCTGCGTTTTTAGTTCCTTTTGCGCCTTCTTCTGAATCAGTGTTAACGTCAATTACCTTAGATGCACCACCTTTCGATGTATCGATAGGGTCACCAGGTTTTGCCTTGTCGTTAACCGCTGTTTTGGATTGGGTAGCACCTTCGGTCACTTCATCCATGTTATCAAGATTTTTTTCGAGGGTCTCAGCCATTTGTTTAAACTCCGTTATGCTTTAGCGTTGTCTGTATTTATTTATAAATCACAAACTCTTTAGAAACGACTCAAACGCGGAAACTTTGCGTTCTTGTAAATTTCTAAGGGTTGCATGATCGATTTCTGTTTTTAATTGAGCAACAGCAGACTCTTTTAGGATTCCATTATCCCAAACCCACTCCTTTCCTTCCATGATTCCATTGACAAATGCATCAGGTGCTGAAGGATCAGCGACGATATCAGCAGCAGTTGCTAACATGAAGTCGTCCATAACAACGTTGCAGTTATCTTCCTTGCGGATAGATCCCATGCCTCTCGATGAAACACCGAGTTTTACGCCCTCGTCTAGCAATGACTTGGCGACTTTACCCATAGGTGTGTCAAGTAACTTCGCTCTTCCGATGAAGTTGTTTCCATCTTCTCTCAATGAGAGAATTTTATGTGATACCCTATCTAGGTTGATAGATGGACCATCAGGATGACCTAGTTCTCCAAGGGCACGCCCTTTTTGAATGTAGTTCTCATCATATTTAGCGACTTCTTTAGTAAGAGTCTTGAGAGGGTACATTCTGTTGTTACGGTTTTTTAGTTCCGCTTGCAAAAAGACACCTTCAATGAAGTAATTCTTCTTGCCTTCTTTCTCTTCGCAAAGAAAATCGACTTGGTTAATTTCTTCAGCTATTAGTCTCATCGGATTCTTCCTCAGTTTCGGGTTGTGTTTCGTCTGTTACCTCAGGGGTTTCGACGTTTCCTTGTGTAGGTTCTGGGATTTCTTCTGTATTATCAGGAAGTTCATCGGAGATTTCATCCGCAGCATCCTGTGCAGTATCATCAAGTTCAAAACCCATACTTGCTGCAAAATCAACTTTACGTTGTTGAACTGCATCGTATGCAGCAGCAGATAAGGCATCGTTTACCGAATCAACTGCTTTCGCTTTTTCGTCACCAAAGATTTGGTTGACAATGGTTTGTGCGATTTCGCTAGGCATAATAACTCCTACTGTATTTATTTAGCAACTTAGAACTCTCCTCTGCGTAAATCACCTGGATCTACTTGCGGAAGTTCCTCCTGCTGTTGTTCTTCTGGGGCAGCATTAGGATCCATAGATGGATCCATTTCCGCTGCAGGATCAGGTATAACACCAGACTCAAGTTCAGATTTAATCTGTTTGTCAATTTCCTTTTGTTCCTGTACTGTTTGTTTGAGGACTTGTGTTCGTAAGTACTCCACTGAGAAGTATTTACCAACATAAGGATCCATTACGTTAACTTGATTCATTCTCTCATTACGGATCTCAATCTCCTTGAGTTCTGTAAAGTAGTTGTCAGCAATGTAATCGTATTGGATATGCTCTTTCATATCCTCCCATTCTTCAATGGAAATAATTCCTTTTAGAACGAGTTGAGTTTTTAAAAGATCATGGAATAGTTCACTAAATCTTTTGCGGAGACGTGCAATGAACTTCTGGAATTTAACTTCATCTCTTGTGATTTCAGCAGCACGACCAATATTAAATGTCGCTTCTGATTCTAATCTAGAGTTAGGAACGTTTAGTGCCTTATAAAGTTTCTTCTGGAAGTATTTGACATCCTCAAGTTCTCCAAGATTTTGTCCACCTGGGAGCGTAGTGATCTCAGTGCCTCGTCCGCCTTCTCGTCTGGGTAACCAGAAGTCTTCGAGCATTGACATGAACTTCTTGTCATCTTTAATTTCTCCTGTATTTGCATCGTACACTAACTTGTTACGGTACCTTCCCATAACTTCACGAAGGTATTGCTCCGCTTTGTTCTTAGGTAAGTTACCAACATCAATATAGAAAATACGACGTTCTGGTGCTCTACTCAAACGGTAGATAACCAAAGAGTCTTCGATCATACGGAGTTGATTAACTGCCTTGATCGCTTTATGTAGGTGCGATAGCACCATGTTCTTATTGAGATCCTGAATACCAGAATGACAATAAGTGATAGAATCAGGTGCAATCTTCATGCCCTGATTAGTAGTATTCCTTAATCCTTTAGGATTATAGAGATAGTAAGTATGGGACGTTTGCGTGAGTTGAGTGTTAAGATCTGCACTACGCATTGCGTTTGGATCTTTCGATTCAAACTCAGTCACTTTACGAATCTTACGAGGATCGATATACCTCAGTTCTGTAAGTCCGCTACGAGGATTCTTAGGGTCGATGATCTTATGAAAGAATAATCTACCGTCAACATACCAACGACGGAAGATCTCATAAGATCTATTATCAAAGTCTAGAAGACGGAGAATCTCATCGAACTCCTCTCTTATTAACTTCTTAATCTTTTCTGATTGCTTAAGGTTGCTTAGTTCAACCTCAACTGGTACATCATCAAAGTTACCGCAGATGGTTTCGTTAACGACATCATCTACTGCGCTGTCACATTCTGGTTGGAGAACCATCTCTCTATAACGAGAGATCAGTTCATATTCATTACGAATAGTCCCATCAAAATCAACAGAGTATCCATAGTGACCGCCACCGACAATCGGTTGCGTACCATCCATACTATCCTTCTGAACAAAAGAAGGTCCCTTAGGAACCTTCTTTGCTCTCTGGAGTGAAAATCCGAAGAGTTGAGACATTTTATACTATAGTATTGTTGTTCCTGTCTTATTTAGGAACTTTCTAAAACCTTATTTTTTAGTTTGTTTTCCGCCTTCAGTCTTCTCGCCCTTGTAAACTGGTTTCCAGTACTGGACTTGAAGTTCTACGGTAAACTCGGAGATAGCGTCATTGCTTCCGTAATCAAGATCGATTGCAGCAACGTTAGTTGGGAAAGTATCATAGAAACGATACTCTGCAAGAACCTTAGGATCTGCCTCTGCATCTGCTGAATCTTTTAGATCGCCAAACCTATCATACTGAATAACTCTCATGTCCTTGAAATAGGATCCAACGTCTGATCCTGCAGTAGTAACGTTTTGAGTATACTCTTGAACACCCTGTGCCCAACTTTCAAATGCGTTACGAAGAACGAAGTCTTTATCGTTCATGATAGTGATGGTCCAAGGTTCAAATGTACGGTCACCTGCAATCTTGAGTACGCGACCTCTGTAAGGGACTTCGACAATACCCAACTGTGTTGCGGGTAAGTTCGCTGCTCTCACGGTAAACTCACCGAGTTTTGCTGCTTCTTGTCCGCCTGCGACTACCGATGGGAAGTCAATGACGCATTTGAACAGGTTAGGTCTAGAAAAATCACCGCTGACTCTAGATTTAAATGATTGAATTCCTGCCATGGTAGGTTAATATAAAACGCTTTGTCCTATTATTTAGAACAAAGCGTTTTTTCAGAGGTTTTTATTTAATTTTAACTTGCGACTTCTTGGAAAGAAACTCCAGTTCTAGTAGCAACGAAAGTCAGAGTAATATAGTTGATAGTCCTTGTTGGTTTCACAAAGATTTCAGCGTTGAACTCACCTCTGTCAACAGACTCAGGTGGGTTGTTCTCGCTGTCACACTTAACTAAGAAGTCAGTTACACCACGACGACCTTGAACATCTCTCAAGTATGGTTCAACAATATTGAGGAAGAGTCCTCTTTGTTGCTCATCGTTCTGTTCAAAGAGTTGTGACTTAGCAGCACCAGAGATAACTCTCTCAATAGTGAGGAAGAGACGTCTAACATTGATTCTATCGAATGCAGAAGCAAATGCCTGTGCGGTCTTGTCACCGTAAAGAACGATACCCTGACCTGGGAAGGAAACGATTGGGTTAACTCTTGCAGAGTAAAGTCTGTCACGCTGAGTCTTGTTAGGAGTGAATGCAAGTTTGATAGCATTTCTAACTTGACCACGAGCGAAACCTGCAGGTGAGAACCATGGTTCTGCAACTTCAGTTGTTTGTAAGCAAAGACCTGCAACGTCACCGTTACAAGGAACGTATCTGTATACGTCGTTGTACTTATCGTAAATGTACTTATAACCAGAGTCAAATACCATGTAAGAAGAACTAGGTAGTTGATCAAAGAAGTTAATGATATTAACAGTTTGAGTTGCTGCGCTACTGACGCCAATCACGTTTCCTCTACGAGGAGAAACGAATAGCATACAGTCTCTTCTTTCTTCAACAATACTGACTAGAGCAGCAACCTTAGAGATAGCAGCAGAATCAGTTGCGCCAGAAGGACCTGCTAAGATGAAGTCGATGACTTGTGATTCTGGGTCATCTACCAATCCATATGCAGTAGCAAGACCTGCTGAAGTAATAGTATACTCACCACCAGAAAGTGCATAGTCAGCACCACTACCAAGTCTGTAGTAGAAAGTAGCGTTCTCGTCAGATCCAAGAGTAACTGCACCTGCAGGATAATCTACAGTACCTGCAGTTGAGCGAAGTAAGTTGAACTGTCTAGAAGCAGCACTTTGTCCCCAGTTACCTGCAGAAGCAGAAGCAGTAGCAGCAAACAGTGTAGTTTCGTGCTCACCCCAGAAGACATAAGCAGATTTCTGCTTGATAACTTCAACGTAGTAATTGGTCTCTCCAAGAGAAGACTTACCATCAGATGCTTTAGAAACACCGATGTATCTCTCAAGAACAGTACCTGCGTTACCAGTGATCTTACCATCAACGTCAGTTACGAGGATGTGAAGTTCGTCTCTAAATCCACCGTTTGCACTAGTGAAAGAAGAAGTTGAAGGTCTAGGAGCAACTTCAACCCATTTCTGACCTGGAAGATACTCACGCTCATCATACTCAACTCTTACTAAACTAACTGCAACAGCAGTAGAGTTAGTATCAGCGATACTGTCAGCAGCAGCAAAGTCAACTGAACCTTTGTCTTTTGCGACATAAACACGTCTTTCGATACCAGAAGTTTCGATTACTGCAGTGTTAGAACCCTGAGTAATAGTCTGACCATCAGCAATGATACCAGTAACACCACCAGAAGGAAGACCGATTTCAATCTTTCTGTTACCTGCATCATATGCAAGTACATTAACTGTTTGTGCAGAACCAGAAATACTGATTGAAGTTGTAGTTCCAGGAACGAATGATCCTACTACAGATCCAACTGTAAGGACAATGCTATATTTGAAAACTTTACCTGCTGCACCAGTAGCAGAAACGCTAAGTGCTTCACCAGAAACGAACTCGTGATCGTTACCTGATCCAGGAGCAGGAACAACAGCGATCTGGTCAGCACCAGAGTCTGTCATGAAGATACCGATTGAGTTTCCTTTAGTACCAGGAGTTCTTGCTGCCCAATTCCAGTTATTACTTGCAGTCTCGTATGTAGTCTCGTAGTCTTGTAAATTCTTAATCTTTGGTGCAGTGCCTGTATCAACAGCATTCTTTAAAGTATCGCTGTCAGCACGGATGGTTTTTAGTACTCCACCGTATGATAGGAACTGCGCTGCAGTATACCAGTACTCATAGTTGTAGTCGTTTGGTTCACCAAACTGTGCTACAAGTTCTCTTTCAGAACCGATTTCCAACACTGATTCAACAGGACCTAATTCAAAAGGTGCTGCAATCACACCAACGTTCGCGGTGGATAATGTTGTAATAGTTGTCAGATCTCTTTCCTGGACTACGACTCCAGGTGAGGATTGATTAGCTGCCATTGTTTAAAACTCCTAGATTTAGTGCCCTGCACTTGTTGTCTAGGATTATTTATAAAAATGAAATGCTACCTATAGTCCCACATGTATGATTTATCTCCATATTCCGCGACTTTCCAGACATCGCCCTGAGCGTCTGCGAAGTACTCGTCATCCATACCATCAGAAACGAACCCAAAAGGTGCCATATCTTGTTCGATTGCGTCTCGTTGATCTTCATAGATCCGCGCACGCACATCATTATCATGCATCTCTTTGAAGTATGGTTGTGTTGCCATCCATGAGAATATAACCAGACACATTGCTAGGTCATCGTTACATCCATCTTCCGCTTGGAATGATTGACCCTTTGCGATAAAGGTAGTTAGTTCTGCAATAGTGTCGTAGTCTGGAATTACTAATTTATCATCTTCAATCAATGCTTTAAGGTTGGAACATCCAACTTGCTTGGTAGCACTTGACATCTTGATACCTAGTTGAGTCTTCTTACCAGAGAACCCTTGACCTAATTGTTGTCCTGCTCTACCACGCATCGATGCCATCAGTAGATTTTCATACTCCAGATCATACTGAATAATATCCGCAACCTGTCCACCAATATCATTTACTTCACATAAGATGTATGCATTGTTAAAATTCTTTGCTACGTCCACCACAACATTTGGTAAGACGATTGGTTTGATCTCGTTGTTCTTATATCTAGCAACCATTTTATATGGTAGTTCTGAGGTATCAAATACTGCGAATGCTGAGTAATCATGTCCTACACCACGAGACACGTCAACAGTTAGTATATAATCATGGTCTTCTTGTACAGATTCAAACAGTGCAAGACCTCTGTTCTCTTTAATTGGATCATGGTATGCCATAGTCCTGAGTTTACTAGGACTGATTAATGTATCAACAGAGCCCAGGAATTCACATTCAAACTCAACTTTAAACTGTGCTTCTGATGTGTTCTTGATAGTTTGTTCTTTCCAAACCTCATCTCTGCCTGGAACTTGTGACCAATGTACTTCTGTTGGTAGATATTCATTCTGACCACGTTCCGCATCATGCCACAATTTGTAGAACATGTTCATCCCGTGAGGGGTAGAAATGATAATAACCTTTGTGGACTTACCAGAAGATATAGTAGGATAAACAGAACTGAAAAACTGGTCAGCAATATGATTCGGAACAAACGCGAATTCGTCCAGAAATATAACGTTAAAGGACATACCGCGAACAGCAGAAGCACTAGTACTTGCAGCCAAAATCTTACTACCGTTCTCCAGTTCGAGGGATCCTTTGTTCCACCCCAGTATACCTTGTTGCAACCATTTAGGAAGATTCTCGTAAGATAACTGTAGGCGTCCCAACATCTCTCTTGCAGTTGCTGCCTTGTTTGCGAGGATTGCGACATTTACATTGTCATTGAATAGTACATACCATAGTAGATATGCTGTAACGATTGTAGATTTACCAGACTGTCTTGGAAGTTTGGCAATATTAAATCTTTTCTCATGGAACTTAGTTACCATGTCTTCTTGGAAGTCATACATTGTAAATGGTATGACACCCTCATCAAGAGAAACAATCTTGATATATTTTCTAATGAAATGAACAGGATCTTGAGCGCACTTCAAATACTCAGCAATCTGTTTCTTCGTAAAGTTCGTAGAAACGTTTGCCTTTTTTAGATTGGGATTACCTAAGTAAATTTCCTGTTTAACTGCCATTAGTTGTTCTCTCTTGCATCAAGGTATTTGGCAACACATACACCCCAAAAGGTAAATGCACCAAAACATGCTGTTCCGATTAGTAGTTCCATTAGTCTCTGTCTACATTCAACTGGTGATATTGGTGTTCCAATAAACCTTTATATAAAATATCTCGCATCACAAACATTGCTTCTTGTTCTCTAGGATCACCGCCTGGCCAAGACTGAATAGATTTTTCTACACAACTGTGTAGTAGTCTAAGATCTTGATGATATAGTTTTAGATGATAATCATGATCATCTATCTCATCAAAATCTGGATGGTCGTCTATCATTGATCGGATTTTTTGTTAAAGTATTTGTTAATAACGTCAATCTGGTCTTGATACTTAGCAATCATATCAAGTTCTTGTTCGATTGCTTCAACGATGTTTGAGTGCTCACCAATACCTACTGGATGAGTAAGGTATACTTCCACATTTGCTTTATGCTTTTGGATGTCTCCTTGTGCATGAGCAATAAGTGCACGAATTAACTGCTCTCTCATAACTTTGGTTTATCAAATAGTACCTGCTCTATATAGGTGTCCGCCCAAACATCATCAAACCACTGACTTAACACTGCTTTAGTTTTGGTATTTCTTCTTTGTTGACTAACATAGTATGCTTGATCATCATATCGTTTCATGATATCAATCCATTCAATGTCTCCATCAGATTCCCGAACCATTTGAGTGTATATCTGTATGTATTCTTTGCAGCAGGCATAAAAGTTGTATCTATCGTCACTTGTCTTCAATTTCTGAAACTTGCAGTAAGGTGAAAACACATCTCCCCATTCTGGTAAATGCCTGACATTACTAAATTTATAGCGATTACTTGCCTCAGCAATCTTTTCGTACATATCTTCTGTGCCACGAACAGGAGAGATATCTACAATAGCAGCAGTTATATTGCCACCTGCACTTACAATATCACACCCAAAGATAGGTAGATTGTAGTTTGGATCTGGCCAAAAGACTGCGTGAAGTATCTCTACCTTAGGTGTGATTGCTCTTTCTAAATGTATTTTTCTCAGTCCTCTACAATTCCACATACGATTGTAAATGGAGACACCATCTCTATGAACCTCTGAGTATTCAGTGGCAAACTCTTCATTACATTCAGGTAGACCTATAGTTGCTGCTCTAATAAGAATATCTAAATCAGAGCAGAGTCCCTCTCTGTCTTCTAATTTCCCTAAGGTCATCAAAGTTCTTTTGTTTTGTGCCACCATCATACTCCCAAGCATAACCTTCATCAATCATTGCCTCATTGAGAGACATTTGTGCATCACCAATATATAACCATCCTAGGAGTCTGCCATATTTACCGACACCTCCTTTAAGTTCTGTTCTAATTGAAAGTTCTTCGTCGCCTTCTATTGCCCCCTCAAGTTTCTCCTTAAGCCAGTTAGTTGCGTCGATACCCAACGCTTTTTCTTCGAGATCTCGTGTCCTTTTTTCAGGTGTATCAACTCCTGCAATTCTAACTCTTTCTTTCTTGTATAAGTCAAACCCAAGATCAATGGTGACGTCAATAGTATCACCGTCAAGAACACGGTTTATCTCCGTCACTCGAAAGTTGTAACAACTCTTCCTGCTTGGGGGTATCATCGCTCCCATCGTTCTGTAACTCCTTAAAGGACATTCTTAGTATATAGTAGATGTACCAAGATACTCCAATGAGGAGTATGATAAGCATGATAATTACGGACCAAACAGGATCACTTTGATGCTCAAGGGGTTTTAATATCATCCTCTTTAATGCAATATTCTGCCATGTGTGTATTTTTAAAAGATGGGATGTCTTCCTTTGCTTGTCTTAAAGCATTGAAAGCATCTTCGGCATACTCACAAATTTCAAAATGATGCTGTTGGTTGTCATGCCAACCTACTGTGTAGTGGTGCATAACTCTCCTTGATATAGTGTATTATTTATTTTGGTTTGTGGTCTTGCATACCAGTATGGTTACCATCTCCTGGCAAAGCACCAGTAGAAATATAGGTAACAGCATCTACAGATCCCTGTAGTCTTTGTAAGTCTTTTTCAAGTTTGACGTACTCATCAAACCACCCTTGCAATTCATCCTTTCTTGCAGTCAGTTGTTTGATACGTTTATCAAAACGTGCTAGTAACTGTTCTGGGTTTTCAGTTTCTTTAGGTCTCATTTTCATAATGCTAATACCAGTTTCATTGCCTGACGAAGTTCTTCTGCGTGTTTCAGTTCATCGTCACGAATCGCTACTATCTTAGCATCATCAGGATACATTGTCAAGTACTTGTTATAAGTCTCGGCAGCATGATGTTCGATTTGTTCGTTAATGTGGTATGCGTTAACTGGAGAGATGGCATAATAAACAACCATGATCCAGTAGTAAAGTAACACTAAGTGTCTAGCAAATGCTCGATCAACCCAGTGCTTGTTTCCACCACGAGATTCCATCTCTTCAAGATGTTCTGTTTCGTTGAGAGTTTGAGCGAAATGTTCTTTCATTAGATAGATGTGCTCTGGACCCCTGAGACCTAATGACTCACGGAAATGCAACACACTCATAAAAGAAAAATAGGGTGCACGAGCAATTTCCTCAAGCACCCAAAATCTAGGTATGTCTCTCCCCCGATAGAGGAAGTCGATGACTGCCACAGTGAGAGATAGTATTAAGTTGTTAAATGTTTTCATCCAATCGCGTATGCTAGTGGTACTAGTTTAACTAGAGAAATCCCAATGATACCAAAGATGATACTTGCTGATACAATTGTATGTCTTTCCACTGTTTCAAATGTTCAAATGACGTAACTATTTATAAAGTAAATTGAGTATTTACACTTAGTCTTGTTCGGATTTCCTGTCATGTTCTTGCATCAATCCTGCAATCATTCCACGACGAAATTCCCATGTCTGTCCGCTTGTAGAACCTTTGCATGGGTTGATGCATCTTTCATCACCATAGTCATTGCACACTAGACCTGCTAGATCATGAGGGCATCCTTCTGCTCCAGTTGACCAGTAGAGTTGTTCACCCATCCATTTGGCATTACACTGGGGACACTCTTTTGCACTGAAAGAGTCCATAAATTGATATGCGTTGTTATAGTATTATTTATTAATTATAGCAAGATTGCTCCTATGAGCAACCCTTTAGCAAATGCTAACCAAAGCATTTGATAGTCAGATAATTTAAGTTTCTTCTGCCATTTCTTAGCAAGGTCTCTATCCCATGCAAGAAAACGTTTTAGCAATTCCATGCTCGTAGTGACTTAGATAGTCTATCGTCGCCTGTATTATTAGATGGTTTCTGTCTCTTTCTCATACCTTTCATTCTTGCACAGAAGGATGCCCGTCTGGGATTTCCAACCTTTTTTGAAGGTGCTTTAAGGTCAGATCCTGGATTTTCCTTTTCATAAGACTTTCGTCCTTTTTCGTTAAGTCCTCCTTCGGAGTTCTTTCCTGATTTTTTTGTCCATGCTGCTCCTTCTTCGACATGTGATGTCTCCTCTTTTTTAGCGCAGCGGTTGTACGTTTTACCAAAAAGTTTTTGAGTGCCTTTTTTCTCATAACCTTTCCAACACTTTTTCGCTTCTTCAAAGGAAGTTTCTTCTCTCTTATATGCAGGGACCTTAGCACCTTTCACACCACGACGTGCTTTGTGCTCTTCTCTACGTTTCTCGATAGTCTTTCCCCTTTTACCTTCAGGGTCAAACATACCAGGATCATCATGTCCAGGTCCACTTCTCCTGTAGTTTCTGATAGATGCTTTACCGTAATCGCTACGTCCTTTATCTACCTTTGCTTCATCAACTTGAACTTCTTCATTCTTAGGGCGACAGTCAGGTACTAACTTACCACCCTTCATTTTCATACCAACTTTTTTGTGTGTCTTCCAACATTCTGCTTGAAACTCAGAGAAAGTTTTGAGTCCTTCAAACTCTTCTTTCTTACTCTTGTTTCCCCAATTCTTTGCACCAACTTTTCGGCATTTGACAAGTGCACCGCTTGCATAAGCACTTGGCCAAACTGAATAACGAGATTTTACTTTAGTGTAACATGCGTCTTTTTCGCCTTCATGTATTTGTGTAGATTCTGTTTTCACGTTAATTGCTTTTCCTTTTCTGTTTGGGTTAGGATCTTGCTTTTGTTTGCGACGAAACGCTGAGTCTTCCTCATCTTTATTTAGGTTCTTTTTCATTTTACTGGAACCGCATTTAGGTTTTGTTGTCTGTCCAGGTTGTTTGGCACAGGGTTTCCCTGCGTATTTACCACCGAGTTGAACCCAACCAGGCTTCCCATCACTAGAGCGACTCTTAGAAAACCAGTCACGCAAAGAACTATCACCACTCTTCGTGCCTTCGGAGACTCCTTCGCCTCCTTCAGAAGACCCATTAGTGATACCTGATTCTTCTGCTGCTGATTCTGTTTCTTCTTTAGATGCATCTTTTACTGCGTATCTATCCCACATCCTACCACCATAGGCACACTGATTGCGTGTTTCTTTCTTACTGCATAGTCTGCAGTATCTTTTTTCTCCTTTAGTGGCAGGTGCACATTTCATGATTAGTTATAATGCATTGCAGGTTTGTTAGTTTTTCCAAGTTTTCCACTTCTGACTTTAGTTCCAGAAGTTTCTCCTTGACCAGAAGGATTCTTTCCTGCCTTAGATTTACCTAAAGCGAAAGACTTATATTCTTTACCCTTCTTAGATTCGGTATCATGCAGTCTTGCAGGTTTGTCCTTATCTTTAGTGATTACAGATTCCTGACCATGCTTTCTACCGAGACGACGCATGACTTTGCCGAAACGACGCTTCGACATTCCTTTGCCAGGACTTGTTTGGTATGAAACCTCACGTCCTGTGCCTTCGCCTGAGGAATATTTATACTCACCGACACCCTTTTTGTAACCGATGCCTTTCTTTTTAAGGTCTTTCTCAAGTCCTTTTCTACTTGCTCTATTTTTCTTTTCATCGGTTCCTCTGTCAGCAGAAATGTTTCCAGTCTGTTGTGTCTTAGACTTGGTTAGCATTCTAGTAGTGGGATTACCTTCTACAATGTTAATAAAATCTTTGTAATACATAACTTTCAATTGTTCTTTTTGTGCAAGTTTGTTTGCAGTAGCGTACATAACTTCTTTGTCACGTTTTCCGTAGAGTTTTTTGAACCTATGTTGGTTCTTTTTCATTCCACGAACAATACGTTCTGCCTCTTGATTAACCGTTGCCACGTTAACCTCCGACTACTTGGATTTCCTCAACGACGATTGCGCCAGAACCTGCAGTGATTCCAACTGCACGCTTTACCACTGCTTGCTTACCAGAGTATGCGTAACTGTAATCAGCAGGTGCACTAGATGAATCAACATCAGTACTAATACTGTTAGGAGTTACAGCAGTAACTTTCTTACCTACTGTTCCTGCAGATAGGAAGTTTGAGTTGATTGCAGGAGATGTAGAATCATCTTCTACAGCGATGAAATCATCAACAGAGAATGGATGAGTATTTGTCATCTCACCAAGGTTAACTCCAAGTTGATAATCAGCAGTACTATCATCTACTGCTTTAGTAATTCTTGCTTGACCAGGTTTTGCTCCTGATTTAAGGAGGAGTGCTTCGTTTTGTACCAGTGTGATAGCAGGTCCACCATTAAATGATACTGTAGATGCTGCAGCAGTGGCAAGCACTCTATAATATCCTGTTTGTACTACTTGATATTCAGTTGCAGATCCTGCAATAGCGTTAGTACTCAATACTTTTAATACGGGCATTGTCGTGTCGTGTTATTTCGTGTCCTTTTTATTTATCTCTTTTTGCTGCTTTAACATTTTCTGTAACTCAGCAGTGCTACCAACGAACAAGGCATTAGTAGTATTGTTTGTAATCTTAGTTTGATCATCATCAAGTTCTTTCATCTTTTTTTGAAGATCAATTAACTTGTCTGCTACATCTCCCACATTCTTGATGAGTTGCCCTGCCACCTCATAAGCACGAGGATGATCTGACGCTCGTGCCACATCAAGTATTCCATCTACTGCCTCCTGTCCTTTCATTACAAGATTATGTAGTTGAGCACGACTAATTTCATAGTCCTGCTTTACATCTTGAGAATCTGTTTTCTTAAGAGTTGGTTTTACATTTTCAACATGTTTCTGTAGTTCAGAGGGTTCTGCTCCGAACGTTTCATTCAAACCACTGAAGGGATCTGCCATTAAATTGCCTCATCATTACCACTTACGAAGTTTCGTTTCTTATTATCTGTAAACTCTGACTTCATTTCACCGAAACCAAAGTCGTCGTCACTATCTAGGAGATCAGCATCTGCTTGATTGACTAAGAATACACTAGAACCAGAAGTGTGTGCTGCACCAGCAGTTCCTTCATGTGCTCTAATTACTGTGAGATTGTTACCAGATTTCTTACTAACTCTCATAAGTTCAGTATCAACATAGATGTGATCGAACTTAGCGATACCACTAGCATCAGCAACTGCTATTAGATTATCATCTGTATCTGTAGCAGCAGAAAGAGTAGTAACAACAGTTCCATCTCTATCCTGTAAGGATATAGGTGTTGCTTGATAACGTACTTCTCTTGGTGCTTTGTTGACATCTGTACTTGAATAGTATTCGAGAGTAGACTTCTTGATAGTCGATGCTGATGTAACAGGTCCGTATAAGTATGTCTTTGCAGTAAATTGTAAAGTATAAATGATTGCTCTACGGGTAGAGAAGTCTCCCTCATATGAATCTTCATAATCAATATCGTTTAACACAACAGGGATATCTCTGATCTCACTCATTTCGGGCAGTAACTTAACTGCAAGATTATAATGAGGTTGAAATACTGGTAGAATTTGTTCGATAATTTGCAATCCATCTTCCTGATTCTTAGAGATGATTGCTAACTCAAATCCAATATTATATGGGACAGGCATGAAAGTATTTTTATTCTTTGATGCTGTAGTACTTGCAATTTTAATTTTCTGTGTTGGTGCTACCTTTCTAGAAGAATCGTAGGTGATACCAGTGATCTCAAAACCAATACGGGGTAAGGTAATTGATACCCGTTTGTTTGTAGGATCGGGTACTTGGTCTAGACGTGCTAAGAACTTATCTTTTGGTCCATATGCCAAAGGCACCTTCATCACTTCATCTTGACGACGAAGTTCGATATTGTTGAATAGCGTACCAAACGCAACAATAGTCTTTCTGAATATTTCGTGGTATGAATAATTTCCTAACATTAGATTGTAGTATCAGTAGTAGATCCGACTGAACCAAATGGATTTGATTCGGTAAAGTCGATGATGTCATTATCTAAAGTCTCAAAGTCGTTGTTCTGGTCGAACTCTGAGTTGACATTTTGAATCGTATTATATGTAGCAGTTGTCCAAGATGCACTAGAAGTGCCACCAGTGACCGTCTCAGGGACCTGGAAGGTGCCTGATCTGTTGATTACGATCAATGTCCTAGTACCAGAGTCAAAGGACTTAACCTCTGCAGTTACATTTGATGTTCCACCAGTGATAGTCTCACCTGCTGTAAATGTACCAGAACCTCCTGCTACAAGACCAACTGTAATCGCATTTGCGAATGCAGTTTCTACAGCATCGAGATCTGCAATACCAGTATTGATTTCCTCGTCGCTGTACTCGAATAGTTCACATTGACATTCCCAAACATATCCTTTTCCTAATTGATAGAAAGGTTTCTCTGCTTCTACAAACTGGATTGAGAATAAGTGTTTAGTTACTGGAAACCAGATTAAGTCCCCTTCGTTCGGTCGTCCTTCGACGTTAAGGACCGTACTGTCGTCAACAGCAGTTTTAAATTTCTCACGGGAGAATATAAAAGTTGTCTTGTCTTCGATACGGATTCCAAATTTGCTAAGTAACTCACCTTGTCCTTCCCATCCTTCAACATTATTGACGTATGCTCTAATAGGTTTCGCGCTTTCAAATTTTGAATCCGAGTCTTCTCCAAAGACCGAATCACGGTTGACAAGCGTTCTCGGAACATAGTAAATGTCTTGCCCATAAATCTCAATAGTTTCTACAATAAGGTTTTCGATGAACTTTTGCTCTTGAGCAGAACCGTTAATATTCAGTCTTGCACTGTTGCTATAGTCCGATTGTACATAATCCTGTGCGGGAGTGTTGGAAATTGCCATTACGGTTTACCCTACCAAGTCTAAAGGTGGAAGTTCATAAGTTGAGCGAAGTGTTTCTTCAAGATCTGTCTTGAACTTACTAGCATCATCTAAGATTTGTCTACCATTTAAGGTGACACCACCTAGCATTTGAATACCATCATACTTACTTAGGTTTCTTCCCCACTGCTGTTGGAATAATGCTTCAACATAATCCTTCAACCAGTTGTCATTAAACATGCTTGTGAATGTAACTGGATCTTGTCTAAGAGTGCATTCAACTAATAAGAAGTCACCTGCTGTCATGTCTCCCCAATCCATATCAAGATATAATCTACCTTGATGTTCATTAAATCTTACTCTACGATCTCTTTGTGAGTTAGTTACCCAGTCAAGAGTTTCAAGATACTGTGAAGTTAAGAAGTAATGTAGAATGTGACCATGCGTCATAGCATAGATGTCATTCAAAAAGATTTGATACTTAATGTTAAAGATATTTCCAGGAACGATACTTGATGCACCGATCTGAGAATATACATGGTTTACACCTAAAGTTCCAGGTGGTAGATCAACATAATTATCTTGCTCATACCATGCCGAAGAACCTGCTTGTGTATTTCCTTGTGCTGCAGTCTTGATAGCATCAGTAACCTCAATTTTCATGAAGGTTTTATAACTACCATTGTAGTGATACTCTTGGTAATAATCAATTGCTTCTTCGATTAGATCATCAAGTTGTTCAGTCGCAACGTTGATGTCTATCGTAGGATATCCTAATCTACGAAGAGCATAGTTCTTTAATTCGGTTTTACTTGCGGGTCTAGTAGCAGACATTTTTTATTAACTGAATGAGGATATTGTCAAAGTAGTAACATCATTAGCACTGACGACTTCTCCTTTTTTGTAGAATCCGTCAACATTATCAAGTGTTACTGAGTTAGTACCGATAGCGGTTATAACTCCAGTAGTACCAGAAGTAGCACCAGTAACTGTTGCTCCAACTTCCATCGTTGTGATATCAGTAAGAGTTAGAGTTGCATTGGTTGCAACGGTAGCAGTATTCACTGTACCACCTGATCCTGGGTTTGATCCATCAAGACCAGTTGGTTGAACAATAGTGATTGTCTCACCAACAGCATAACCAGTTCCACCGTCATTGATAGTAACGTTGGTAATCGCACCTGCAGATGCAGTAATATTTACCACCAAACTTGCAGATCCAGAACCTCCAGTCGTTGCTAGAGCAGTTCCTGTAACATAATTTGATCCACCTGCCAAGGATGCCAAGTTAAGTGATAACACTTTACCTGCATTGGCATTGGTGATTGTAACGGTGTCTGTGATTAGATATCCAGAACCGCCTGCGTTTACTGCAGCAGCAGTGATGTTTCCATCAGCATCAACTGTAGTATCAACAGTCAAACTAGATCCAGTTCCACCAGAAGTTGCGACTCCTGTTGCTCCTGTGAATCCCCCGCCACCACCAACACTGACTCCTGTTGTAACAACTGCACCAGGTGTTGGATCTCCACTAAGTGCTAGTGTGAGTGTAGTTGTTGTAGCAAGGTTGTTTAACATTGCACTTAACTGTTCAAATGCATTGTCAAGTTTTGCTTGAACTCTTGCTTCTGTATAATATTGATTAGTTCCTTCAGCAAGGTTAGTTGTACTCTTGCTAGAAAGATCAAGGTTTGCACCAGTAGCAGCAGCAACCCTTGCATCAGCACGAGCATTTGTGTAGTAAAGGTTTGTACCCTCACTAAGATCACTAGTAGATGCAGCAGCAATTCTTGCATCTGCTCTTGCATTTGTATAGTATAAGTTAGTTCCTTCTGATAGGTCACTTGTAGATGCAGCAGCGATTCTAGCGTCTGCCCTAGCATTAGTGAAGTATAGGTTGGAAGAACCTTCTGATAAATTATCTGTATCAGCAGCAGCAATTCTTAAATCTGCCCTAGCATCAGCACGAGCGTTAGTGAAGTAGAGGTTGGTGCCCTCTGCAAGATCAGCAGTGTCCTTAGTTGCTAACTGGGTATCAAACCTAGCATTAGTATAGAAGAGATTAGATCCTTCAGTGATATTGCCAGTGTTGATATCTGCTTGAGTAACAGAAAGTTCACCACTACCAGACAATTCGATACCTGTTCCGTAGGTAAAGTGTGTCCTTGATCGAGCAGCAGTGGTGAACAGGTTGGTCGATCCTTCAGTTACATTGTCTGTATTAATATCTGCTTGAGTTACTGATAAAGTTCCAGAACTATGAGTAATACCAGTTCCGTAGGTAAAGTGAGTTCTAGTTCTTGCAGCAGTAGTAAAGAGATTAGATGATCCTTCAGTTACATTATCAGTATCAATGTCTGCTTGAGTTACGGTCAGTGTATATGTGTTTGCAGTGTCATTATATGCCTTAGTGATACCAGTTCCTGCAATGATAAGAGCATTGACTCTATCGTCAACTCTTTCGTCAGTGTAGTATAGGTTAGATCCTTCAGTAAGATCACCAGTGTTATGGTTGCTGATATCAGATACTTGACCAGTAAGGTTTGCAGTGATAGTTCCTGCAGCAAAGTTACCAGATGCGTCTCTGATTACAAGGTTATTAGAAGAGTTAGATGCTGATGAAGCAACGTTGATCGTAGTGTTACCTGCAACACCATCGGCATTAGTAAGTGTAATACCTGACGACGCTGTAACAGCAAATGTTCTCTGTGCATAGGTTCCAGTTCCTGTCCTTACGACATAACCAGTTCCAGACATAGCAGCAAGACCAGTGCTATCAGCATCAACGAATGTTGTTGTGATTGTTGGGGCAGAACTACCATCTACAGATACAGAACCTTGAACAACACCGTTGAGGGTAAATGTTCTAGCAGTCTTCCATGCATCAGCAGTAGAAGCGTTACCTAAGAAACCTGCACCAGATCCTGTAGCACTAGCAGCAGTGATTTGATTAGCAGCAAAGTCACCAGATGAGTCACGATTTACAACTGTAGAGACTGTTGCAGCAGTCGCAGTTGTCATACCATCTAGTAAGTCTGCGTT